TCAGGTTGGCCGGCCGGCCAAGGCGGCGGGTCGACTTCTTGGGTTTGGGGGCGATGGGGAGAGGAACCACCCAAATCTGCCCGGTCTTGAAACGGAATAGCTCCCACAGGCCCAGCTTCATGGCATTGGTCCCGTCTTCGTACTTTTGCCAGGCGCGCCGGCTGACGTAGACCACAGCCCCAGCCTCGCTCTGGCTCAGGCCGGCAACCTTGCGGGCCTCTTTGATCGCTGCCTTGTCCGGGCTCGCTGGTGCCAGGGCATTCATTCTGGGATGCCGCCTTGTGCAAGCAGCTGCTCACGCTCTGCCATGCCGTCCTGCCCGGTACTGGTCGCTTTCTCGGCCTCGGCATACAGAGCATCAAGCTCTGCATCGCTGATCATGACGTGCACCTCGACCGCCGGCTCAACCTGCAGGTCGTAGATTCTCGACATCATTTCCAGATAGGACTTTTTGGTGGCCACCCGCATTTCGGTCCCGTCTTTGCCTTCCTTAACGCCCTCATAGAGCACAACAGCGCCCGGGCTCAGGTCCGAGGTGTCTTTGAAGAAAGGACGCCCCACACCATCGCCAAAGCAGTTGGTGCAGGACTGGACAGGGAAAAGCGTGTGGTTGTAGCCAGTGCCACCGAGGGGATCGAAGGGCAACAAAGGTTTGCCGGCGGCTTCGGCCTCGAGCTTCAGCTGCTCGTACTCGGCTATACGCTCCGCCATTTCATGCGTCTTGAACTGGTACAGGTGATCTGTGCCGTAGCAGTAACGGCAGCACCGGCGCCGGTACTCGACCAACTCACGCACGTCGGCGCCGGCAGCCGATCGGATCTGCTCAATGATTTCGTTCTGGATGTCGGCCGTGCGCTTGAACAGCTCGGCTTGCCGCCACTTGGTATAGGGGTGGTACTTAACCTTTTTTAGCAACTTGCTGGCGCCTACGGCAGCCACGTTATCGTTCTTGCAGCGGTAGCCTGCATCCCGGTACGCATGGGCCGCGTTCTGGCTCACAACCCACAGGTCGATGAACCGCTGCTGGCGTCTGTCTAAGCCATGGGAATCCGCGATGCGCAGGGCTTCGAGCTCGAATTCGCTTAGCGGTATTGGGTTCTCGACCTTGGTCGTACCTTCCTTTTCGGGCGACCTTTTTGCACGGCTCGCTGGGGGCTTGGCTGCGGCCTTTGTGCGGGGCTTGGCTGGTTTGGATGCCGCCTTGGGGGCCTTGCTAACTGCGGCCTTCTTCTGGCCAACCTTAGCAACGCGTGAGCGGGCAGGCTTAGCAATACCCAAAGCGCCCGTGTCCGAGGACTCGACATCCTCGGACGTGGGTGAACTCTTAGGTGGACCTTGCCGTGCCATCTGCGTAACTCCCTGGTGTAATCAGTGTGTCGGTATCGCTCTGCCGCGTGGCAGCTATAAAAAAGCCCGCATGCGCGGGCTCCCCTATTTCGGGCGTTGGCACTGGTATGCCCCCACCACTCCCAGCCCTTCGGACATACCCCTGGTGAGGCATCGCAAGGTCATGTCGAACCTAGTCCTGACAGTTATCCATGCCGACGGTGTTTTTCCAGGCCCTGTCTCGGGACCCTAGCCAAGGTATACAACCCCCGACCACCACGACGATCGACTGCTAGCAAACCCATTCGGTGGGTCAGTCCTGTTGCCCCGTTGCGCTCAACGGTAAATAGGCTGCGGTGGGTGACGCGCTTAGGCGCATAGGTCAACCCGCATCACTGGCGCCTTCCAGGGGAGAGGTTCCCCGCCATGCTTGCCATCTTTCCAGTCCACCGCATAAAACAGCGCTCGAGTCGCCCAGAGCGCTCTTTTATGCGAGCTGCTACAACCCCAACATCATCTGCTTCACCTGGTCCCGTACTTTCTCCGGTGAGGGCACAGGCAATTCGTATTCGGCCATGGCCTGCTCCATGCGCTGGCGCTTTAAGCACTCGCTCATGCTGACATGCAGTTCACCTACCAACCGATCGAGCTTTGCGCCATTTCGCATGCCGTCGAAGTCCTTCGCGTGACGCTTGAACACCGTCAATGCGTCTGCCAGGTCCTCTGCAAGCACGGCAGTTCTGCGCAGCAAAGTCCGATCTGCGCTCAACCCCTCGATCATGAGCGCGTTACGCTGCGCCATGGCGCTCACGAACGTTGAGAAGTCATGCGACAGGGTGGCCACCACCACACCCTTGAGCACGGCCTGGTTGCTCTCCTGCGGGCAAGCCAGGATGTCGTCATGCCGATCCAGCAGAAAGTCCGTGGTGACCCCGTACAGGTCGGCCAGCAAACGCAGGTTTGGCAGGCTAATCGGCCGGCGTCCGTTTTCGAACAGGCTGATCTGGGTAACGCCTTTGTGCGAGAGCGCCAGCGCGGCCGTGCTTTCGGTGTAGCCAGCCGCTTTGCGGGCTTTGCGCAGCTTGGCGCCTACCACGGCAGCAAATGCCAGCTCCTCAGCGCGCAGTTGCGCTTGCGGTCCCGCACCGATACCCAAATCCTCGGAAGCGTCGAAAAGGCCTGTTCCACCTTCAGAATGTACGGATTGAGCCACCGGTGGGGCTTCATTCGTTGGTTTGAAAGTATCCTCGGACATTTTGCGCTGTAACTCCGCGTCTACGTGTCGGTTTCGGCGCATTAAAAAGTGTCCTCGGACATTTATCAAGCGATGGGGCGAAAAAAGTTCGCTACCGCAGTGGGAAGAAAGCGAACTTCTTACGCCTCCTGATTTTCCTCGTTCCAGAGCTCTATCACCCTAGCCTTCAGCTGCTCCCCGACCACAGGGTCACACTCGAACTCATCGCGCATGATGGCTTTTCGCCGGTAGGTGTCGTCGATGGTCATCAAAAACTGCGCGTCGTACTCGATTCGTAGCGCCTGCCCCACACTGCAATGTCGCTTATTCGGGGCGTAACAGCGACGGCAGGCCATCAGATGGTTCAGGTAGCTATCATGCGCCGCTTCGGCCGGCGTCTGAGGTGGGCGCCCGCTATCCACCTACGACCTCGATGCTCCATCCGCCCCCGTCGACCTTTTTCACCGGGAACACGACACGGAACACAAACGGGAACTCCTTTGCGGCCACCTTCATCTTGACCTTCGCGTCGTCGGTGTAGATGGCTTTGGCGCCCTTTACGTCGTGCATTTCCAGGCTGCCGTCAGCCAGCATCACCATGAAGTCCGGGGTGAGCGTGGTGTCGGGCGCCAGCTGTAGCTTGATCGCCTCGAACTTCCACTGCAGCACCTCGCCGGCAAGCCTCAGCTGGTCCAGGTACGCGGCATATCGGGTTTCGGTCGCGTTCATGGTGCCTTTGGCCAGGCGCCCCTTGGCCTGCATTGTTGCCAAGCCGCCTGCTTTCGCTGGCGCAGCGGTAGACGCTGAGGGGACCACTGGCGGCGGCGCATCCTCCGATCGTGCTGCTGCGCGCCTGGGCTTGGCGCCAGCGCGGCCCATTTCGCGCACCTTGTAGCCTGGCGGCAGGTTGTTCAGCCGTTCCTCAGTTATCCAGCGGTTGCTCATACCAGCTCTCCCTGCACTGGAACCGGCGTTTTCGCACGAATAGGCGTTGGCTGAGCCGCTTCTGGCACCTTCTCGCCGCGGTCCTGCAGGAACTGCTTCGCCAGCATGCGCAGCTGGTTTTCGCCCACGTCGCGCCGCTCGATCAGGTTGTCACCAGGGTTACGCACGCCCTCGATCTGCTCGCGCTTCACGCCCAGCACGTCCGAGACAATCGGGTCGCTGCCCTGGTTGGATATCAGGAAGAACGCCTGCACGGGCTCATCCTGACCGTCTCGGTGCACGCGGCCGATACACTGCTCATGCACACCAGGTGACCAATCGATTTCACCGAATACCACCGTGCTGCAGCCATGCTGAGCGCCGTCGAAGCCCGCGCCAGCTCGAAGGCTCACAATCATCAGCGGCGACTCACCAGCCATCAATGCGTTCTTGCTGGCAGCCTTCTGGTTTTTCGACTCGGTACCGGTGTACATCACAGGATTGAAGTCGGCCAAAGCCTCCTGCCAGATCCGATAAACCTCCCGGTGCCAGCCGAACAGCAGCACCCGCTCGCCCTTCTCCAGCAGCAAACGCACGAACTCGGCCACATGCGGTGCCTTGGCCACACCGGTAGCCTGTCGCACCATCTGGTCGAACTCACCCGCGGCCTTCATCTTCTCGCCACGGTAGGCCTCGTTCGCAGTGAGGATGGTACGCGCCAGCGCCACAGCGTCACTGGTGAGCTTCTCCAGCACCTTAGCGTCGGATTCAATCTCATACGGAATCTTGGACAGCAGCGGCAGTTCTCGGCCCACCTCACGCCTGGTACGCCGCAGCATGATGCCCTCACGGCGCAGGTACGCACCGAACTGCTCAGAATCCTTCAGCTTGGGCTTATCACCTGGTGAGCCGATGCACCACTCGCGCAGGAACTCGTCATAACCGCCCAGGGCATCAGGAAGCAGTACGTTCACTACGTGGTAGAACTCCGACCCGTAGTTGTAGATCGGCGTGGCGGTGAGCCCCATGCGCAGCTTGGTACGCTCTGCCAGGTACACGCATGCGTCGTAGATAGCGCTATCGGGGTTGCGCAGCTGCTGGCACTCCTCGAACACCAGGTACTGGGCAATCTCTCCCAGCGTCTCCGCCCACCCGCGCAGCTTGTGGTAGCTCACCAGGATTACATCCGGCAGGGTGTCCCACAGGTCTTTCGTGCGCTGGCCCTTCTGCTTGACCAGCGGGTACGGCTGGCTCTTGCGGATTTCATGCACCCTGAGGTTTGGCAGGAACTCTGCCAGCTTCTCGGCCCAGTGGTTAGGCAGGGATGCCGGGTAGACCACCACCGCCGGCAGGTTACCCGGCACAGTCATCGGGAGCATACCGGTGATGGTCTTACCCAGGCCCAGGTCATCGGCCAGCAGCAGGCCGCCACGGATGTTCAGTTGGGCGCCAGCATAGCGCTGGTACTCGCGCGCAGGCTTGGCCAGCTCGAATGGCGGGATGTCCAGGCGCCCCTCCATCAGCTGCGCCAGACTCTGCTCCATGTGGACGTGCACGGCCGATCGCTCCTCAAGCTGCTGGAGCGTGTCCTGGTCGGTGTCCATGGGGTAGCGCTGAAGGAACCACTGAAGTTCCCGGCTGTTCTCAGGGCTGGCCACCAGGCTGATGCAATCAGCTGCACCCTGCGGTACCCGTGGGAAAACACGCTTGAGGCGCGATCGCACCTGGGGCTCGCAGCGGATATCCCAATGGCGCCCGCGCAACGTCACACTGCCGTAGGACTGCTGGCTCACAGGGATTGCCTCCCCAAGCGCACCATGCCGAACGCCTTGCCTTGCCAGGCCGGACGATCGACAAGCGGGTTATCCGCCCAGCGCTGGGTGCTGGCCAGGATAACGCCCTTCACCTGGTCCAGGTTGATATAGCGGTCGACCTGGCGCAGCGCCTCACTGAGCGCACCGTCTACCTTCACCTCGATGACAATGCCGCCCTCTACCAGGAAGTCTGCCCGGTTGCGTGCGTCTAAAACGCACTCGCGGGTGTACTTGTAGCCGGCATCGTTCAGGACCTTGGCCAAAATTTCGTGTAGCTGGACTTCGCTCCCATAACGATACAAGTACCTTCCGAGGTAGTGAGTCAAATGCGATAGCTTCAGGTGCAATCTATGTCGGTCACCGGCCTTGAAGGGCGCCAGCGTGCTCTGCTTGGACATGGCAGTCTCCGCCCCGCTGCGAAGTAGCGGGTCTGCTATTGGTAATAGGGCGGAGTGTAGGAGGGACGAAAGGCGTGAAATTGACCGACTTTGCGTCGGCATTGATGCTGGGGACTATCCCATTCGTGCGGTTGAACTGTTCTCAGTCGATACCAACTGCTGCTGCCAAGCTCTTTTGGTTTTCAATGCGCCACTCATGTGCTTGTTGTTGCGAGGAAGCTGCCAGTCGAATGACAAATTCATGCACATCGATTCCCAAACTCTGCGCAGCCTCGGCAAAGATCTGCTTACGCTGCTGCTCACGGTGCTCTTCGACAGTCATACCACATGCCTCAACAATAGCAGTATCGACCTGTTCAGAGCGTGCAACAGCCCATGGGTTGTCGTTGAAGAAACGCGCTCGCGCAGCTTCATATCGTTCTGCGGTGTCCATGAAACTCCTTGAAGGTTACCTATGACGAAAGGGATAAGGGCGCCCTAGGCGCCCAAACTGACTACTGCAACTGCTCCCACGCTTCGTTGACCGCGATCATGTAGCTCGCGTGCAGCGCGCCCATTTTAGGTAGCGGCGATTGGCTAACGATGCCAGGGGCCGGGGCGAACCATTCCGAGTCGAATGGCAGCGTAACCAACCGTTTAAGATCGAACTTGGTGCGCACACACAAGCCGGAAGTGGAAAACCCTTGGTCGTTGGGATCGAGAACAAATTCACCGCGGTAGAGACGATCTGTCCGCTGGCTTGTGCCATAGGCCACCTGGATGGCATGGTCTTCGTCGGAAATAAAGAGGACCAAAGCCGGTCTCGGCTTCGGCCCTGGGGTCCCAAGAGTCTCGACGTTTGGGAATTTAGCCCAAACGATGTCACCAGCTTCTGGCAGGGGATTAAGAGTTTGTACTGGGTGTGGGCGCATTTTTAAAAAGTCCTCGTTTAAAGCGCTCTTGCGGAATGTGCGATGCCGGACTGGCCGCACGAATGGCCGCAATCTGCTGATCATTGAAAGGTCCATCGTCCAGCTCGTAACGCAGGAGAACGCGGTCGGCGTACTCTCGCAGCGCGAGATGAATGACTTCGGTTTTGCTCATGCCAGATCTCTGAATGAGTCGTTCGATTGTTTCGCTGCTGACGCCCATAGGGGTGTCTTGCTTGCGAAGTCGAAGAAGCACGGTTTCAGGCTTATCGGCGTTGAGGGACATGGTGTAACTCCACTTGGGGTAGTAACTTGCGTAAGGCTCGGGTTGGGTCATAACTGAATGCCACCAGGGCGGTAGCAGACGCTCGTAGCTTGACGAGTGATATACATTCTATAGCATTCATGCGGATCTGTCAACAAAAGTTTGTTGACAGCGGATATATTGTGTGATTCATCAATGTATTCTGGTCGATATGACCTCAATCGCATCGCCATACTGGACAGCGCAAGTCGTACTGGGTCATTCACCGTCGCATAGAGATTTGCTTACCCCACATGGCTTTGCGCGAGTTCATAGCCATGTTGCGACGGTAGTCCCCGCTGGGGCCGTCGTATTGGTCGTATTCCACGAAGGTGACGTGTTCCCCCGCCAGCTCCTCGTCGATGATTGCGCTGATGATGCTCCAGTCACCCCCGCCCCGGGCCGCGCCGATCGCCGGCACACCAAAGCATAGGCCCTGGCCACCAAACTCGGCGCGCAGGCCGGCGAACACCGCGCGCACCGCCTCGTACTGGGTCAGCGGCCCGCCGCCCGGCCCTACCCCGCTCCAGTTGAACTGGGTGTACCCGTTGATGATCACGCCCTGGGTCACGACTGCCTTGGAGTAGGTGCCCAGCTTCCCAGGGTCGTGGATAGGTGTCTGCATGTCGGCCTGCAGCGCCTCGGGGAAGGCCTGGCTGATTGCGCGTGCAATGCCGTCATCCATGTTGCAGTGGCAGTTCTGGCCGTGGACGATCACGTCGAACGCGCCAGCCTGGAACAGGGCCACCAAGTCACCGCGGACAGTCAGCACTTACCGCTGCTCCTTCATCGTGTTGCGCTTGAGCTGGTCCACCAGCGGTGTCGGCAGGCCTTTGATGAGCAGCGTGCCGGCGTCCTGGTCAAACTCGACCTTGTCACCCAGCAAGTGCTGCTCGAAGCTGATCGACAGCCCCTCTGCGCGGCCGGTGAAGCGCCTGAATTGGTTGAGGGTGCGCTTATCCGCCGGAATCTCAGGCGACAGGCCATAGTCGGCGTTGCGGATGTGGTCGTAGAACGCTTTCGGCCGATCCTCATCGAGCAGGCTGGACAGTTCTTCCAGCGTCACCGGCTCGCCCAGCTTGGTCTGAGCAGTGGCGTAATCGACCAGCGTCTGAGTTTTCTCCCGCGCGGACTCCTCTGGCAGATCCTCGCTTTCCACGTAGTCGGAGAAGGCCTTGAGCAGGGTGCGTGTCTCGCCTGGGCCGTCTACCCCTTCCTGGCAACCAATGAAGTCGCGGAAGTAGTCCGAAATCTTCCGGCCGTTCTTGCCTTTGATGAACGATATGTACTGCTTGGACGCCTTGTTGTTGCGCCACTCGCTCAGGTTGATGCGTGCGGCCTGGTGCAGCTGGCTCAGGTCCAGTTGTCGGGATGGGCGCACCGCCAGGTCTGTATCGACCATCACGCTGTCAGCATGCTGCAGGATGGCGATCGTCAAGTATTCGGTCATGCCCTGCTGATAGTGGGCAAACAGGACATGCCCGCCGGTGGACAGATTCGACTCCTCGAGCAGTTTCACCAGGTGCTCTACGCTCTGGCTGGTGAAGTCCAGGAACGGGTTATGGCCTTCCAGGTACTTGGCCAGCCAACCACTCAGCGGGTAGGCGCCAGATTCAGCATGGAAGAACCCCCAAGCTTTGCCCTGTTTGGCGTTATACGCATCGTTCAGGTCAGCCAGCAGGTTGTCGGCGGCTTCGTTCGGCGGCAGCTCTGCTTGGGCCTTATGGAGCACAGCGGGGCTACCATCTGGCTTCTTGTCGATCAGGTGCATTGCTGCGTGGCGGATTGGCATGTCGTCTACTCAATGGTGCCGCACTGGAGCGGCGTGGTCGGGATATGGGTCAGGCGGTGCGGGCTGCGGCTTCTTGCTGGCGTTTAGCTCGGAATTTGGCCAATTCCAGGGCTCGAAGTGCATCCTTCGCGCGCAGAAACTCGCCTTCGCGGCGGGCGTGCTTCAGCAGGTTTTTACCGTGGCGCAAGCGGCGATACCGGCGCCGAACAGTCGCTATGTGGGTTTTCTCAACGATCAGCCACGCGTTATGGTCTGGCGTACCTTTACCGGCCCACTGGCGCTGATCAGAGCAGAATTCGTTGGTGTACAGCAGTTCTTCGTACAGGCCGCGCTGGTAGAGCTCATGCACGGTGTAGTGGTCAGTGCCCTCGCCCCAGTAATCCGCCTCGCCGCCAATGCTGTGCACGTGGTTCACGGATACCCGGCTTTCGCGGTTGTAGCGGACCTGCCGGGCTGTGAGGACGCCACCAGACTTAACAGACGGATACAGCGGGTGACGGTAGAACTCGTCATCGACCCAGATGCCTGAGTACTCCCTGGTGCCGGCCAGCAGCAGCGCCAGCTTCTTGCTGAGCTTCTTTTCGATACGTGGCTTCATGCTGATGCTCTCGGTGATGAGATTTTGTCCAGAAGAAGATCCATCTGCGCAGCGCCTTCGATCCACGCCACATCCAGGCGCTTACGGGCAATTGCTGCGTACTCTGGATTCAACTCACAGATGACCGACTGCCGGCCTTCCTGCATAGCGACCAGGGCTGTAGTGCCAGCACCGCCGAATGGATCAAGGATCAGCCCACCCCGCGGAGCGCTGGCCAGCACGCACGGTCTGATCAGATCCGGCGGAAAAGTAGCGAAATGGGCACCCTTGAAGCTGGCGGTGGCCACCGTCCATACGCTGCGTTTGTTTCGGGATTCGTCATAAGCAATGTCGGCTCGATCGGCGCGGTGCTGACCAGTCTGGCCATGCTCACCCTCCGTATACTTTGTGTTGCGGGCGAAACTGTTGCGCCTGCTACCGCCCACGGCCTTCATCGCACCGTTTGTTTTGCCAGGCTGGCGATTGCTCCCGGCCTGGTTGGCAACATCCTGACTCCATCGGGCAACCGAGCTGGCTGCTGCTGGTTCACGGATGGCTGCCTGGTCGAAGTAGTAGCGCGGGCTTTTGCTCAGAAGGAACAGGTACTCATGAGCCTTTGTGCACCGGTCCTTGATCGACTCGGGCATCGGATTGGGCTTGTGCCAGATGATGTCTTGGCGCAGATACCAGCCATCGTCCTGCAACGCGATCGCCAGGCGCCACGGCATGCCCATGAGGTCTTTTTGCTTGAGGCCGTCAGGTGGCGAACGACGCCGACCGCGCAGCACTGCGCCGCGGGTGGCTTTGGAAACCGTGTCGTGCTTGCCTGCTGATCCCTCGGGTGCATACCCGCCCGCGACCGAAGCGTAGCTGTCGCCCAGGTTGACCCACAGCGTGCCGTCGTCGCGCAGCACACGCCTGACCTCACGGAATACGGCGACTAGGTTGTCGATGAATTCGCGCGGAGAGGCCTCCAGCCCGATTTGGCCGTCGACGCCATAGTCGCGCAGCCCGAAATAGGGTGGGCTGGTGATACAGGCATGCACTGATTGATCCGGCAGGGTCCGCATCATGGCAATGCAGTCGCCCACCAGAATACGGTGCTGCGTCTGTGTCACTGGGCGCGCTCCAGGCGAGCCACGGCAGCCTCAAGGCGCTCCACAATGCTTTCCATGGAGTCACCGCTTACCTCGAGCTCTGCTAGCTGCAGGTTGTGCTCCAGGGGCTCTACGCCCTCCAGTCTGTCCAAGCGCTCAACCTCTTTCAGCACAGCCCTGACGATGAAGCTATTCATGCTGCAGAGCTGGCGGCGGCTGTAACCCTGGATACGGTCACGCAAGCCATCCGTCAGCCGCACAACGAACTTGTCAGCGTTGCGGGAGGTGTACGGACCAGTCAGCTTTGCGGGCTTGTTCTGGGGAGTCGCTGTAACGATCTGCATGGTCGCTTCTTCTTTCGGGGGGATAGGTGCTTGAGCGGACGGGGTAGCGGCGGGCGCATCGCGGTGGGCTGGCTCCTCGAGCACAGAGGTGGGCAGCGCCTGGCGGGCACGCTTGAGAGCATCTTTTGCGATTGGATTCATTGCGCGACTCCGCCGGCTGTAGGCCGGGCTTGCTGAATAGGGGTTTCCCCCAATGGGTAGGTACCGGCGAACTCGACTTGACCGGCAGGGAGGTTGTTTTGCAGTTCGCTTGCCCATTGCAGGGTCCCCGTAGCGGGGTCCTGGATGAGCCACAGGGCCCACGCGGGTGCGTTTTCCCACTTGGGCAGGGGCTTGCCTGTCTTGCCGCGCTTTCTGGCAGGTGGCGGCTCAGGGCGGCGCACGGGCGTCAGCTTCTGGTTATCCAGTTTCTCCCGCACCCGCAGGCCTTTTTCGAAGTCCTTGCTGACACGGGCCGATCCGAATCCATCTTCCAGGAGTATCCCGCGCCGGCAATGTGGACACGCAGGGGCGTACTTGGGCGATCGCCAGGCAGCTTCTACTGCTTTCGCGGCTTTCAGGTGCAGGACCGATGCTCGATCCTTCTCCAGCTCGGACAGCCGCGCTTTGAGGTTGCGGGATGCTGTCGCCCACTGATCACGCAACATGTTAAGCGCCCAGTACGAGGACACTTGGACTTTACAGTCCAGGCAGTGCACCGTTTCGCCCACTTCATCCATTTCCAGGTGCTTGTGCTGGCACCCTTCTTGACGCCGGCGGTAGTCGTCTTTCTGACGTGAAAGCCGCAATTCACCGATGTCTACGACGTTCCCTGCGTTCGTCATGCCTTGATCTGCCGTGCAGTTATAGCCAATTGATGGCACTGTACCAGCAACCAAAACCGCAGTCACTAAAATAGTAATATTTGTGTGATATTTGAAAGTCTAAGCCGTTTAAACCCTGAAATAAACCAAGCTACAAGCGACAAGCTGTCAAAAGTGTGGGGCAGGTTTGAGTGGGGCAGGTACAAAAAAGCCCGCACTGGGCGGGCTCATAAGCAATGCGTGAATCATTGCGGCTTGGTCAGGTTGGCCAGGCAATGGACCTGACCTGGCTGCGCACTACAGGCGCTCTGCATTACCAGGTGAAGCGGTCGAGGCGATCAAGCATGTCCAGGATGCCGCTAAACAACCGGGCAACGCTAAACACGCTGGCGAGCGCACACAGGCCGCGCCACACTTGGCGAAGCGAAGTTTTCCAACTCATAAGAGGTGGTTCTCCATGTGAGAACCGAGGACACCCACCACCTTATCCGGGCTTGATGGCTGGCGTTATGATGAAAGGTCGTCGAACGTTTCATCATGTCCAAGATTCGATTTATGACCCATTCCCGGCACGGTTCCACCCGCGGTTGAGGGGCCTGGCATACTAATACCACTGATCGGGCACCTTACCTAGCGCCGATTTGTTGCTTTTACGGTGATGCGCATGGGTTATCCGACGAACGGTAATTGAGTGTTTACATAAGTAAATATTTTGCCGTCCAAACCATTTGGATTTTCCAATCTGATTGGAAATTGCAGCTAAGTGCCCGGATCCACGCGCTTTTGTGAAGGTTGGCACCCCTCCCCTTGATCTCCCCGGCAATTGCCGAGGATTTTCAATGAAGCGTCTAAGCTACCGGGCATCATATTTGAGCAACGCCCAAGGTTTCCCGGGGCCATTGCGCAGCACTATAGGCGTCGCTATAGTGGATCCGTCGAACGTTTCATCATGTCCTCAGGCGACCTCCAATCGCTTGGGAAAAAAACCGCCCTTCCAAGGCGGTTTTTTTGTGCCTGCATGGTTACCTGACCAGTTGGAGAATACCATTTGTGACTAGGGGGTATGTCACCCACGATCATGGGGATGCACAGAATCTGACCCTTGGTCAGCCAGCCCAGGCCATCACTTCAGGCTCTGGGCTCCAAGCTCTGCCTGGCCTGCAGCCGAGTTACATGACTTTTGACCGCCATACGAAGAAGCATCAATAATTTTAGTGAACCTTGATTGTTCCACGAAAAAGTTCCACAGGCCTTCAGCGCTGATAGCAGGTTTCTCAGTGAAAAAGCGGGCAGTCATTGGTCAGCTTTCAGTTCCAGTAGGCGCCACGTGGCGATCTGATCGATTAGCAAATACAGCGCTTCGATATGGGCAGGCTCCAACGCCTTGAGCAATTCCAAGGCTTCGACCATCCCCTCAGCACGCGCCTGCGCTATAGAACACCCATCTGCGCTTCCAGCCACTTCGATTTTGGTTAGGGTGCGGCGCAGCACCGCATGGAAGGCCGGCGGTAAGATGACCCCTGATATGAACTCATCGATGTCAGTCATCATGAATCCCCTGTGTCGCATGCGACACTGCGCAAATCTCAAAGTAGTCACCGCTCTCTGAAATTTCTTGCACCGCTCCGGCCAGTACGCTGCCATTGGGCAGAACTAGAGACACGTGCGTAACACCTGGGGCCAGCAGCATGGCAGCTCCCAGGTGGCGGTCGAGTAGCACCGAAACCGGCGCGCCTTGTGATGGCCTGCTCACCACCACCTCTATGCTCGGGCGTTCAGAGATACGACCGAGCCCGGGTGTCGCGCCATAGGTCAACGTTAGGTTGGCCTGCCCGCGATAAGATAGCGCCGCGCTGCTCATCAGACAGCTTCCGCAGCAGCAGCGCGGGCCAAGTCCCATTCTTTGCTCAGCACGTGCAATTGGTCAGTACTCAGCAGCTTATGCTCATGCAGGCCCAGCAGATAACCGCTGAAGCTTGCCACCTCCCACGTTCGATCACCCACCCCATGCCACTCCTCCTTGAGATATGACCGTCGAATTGTCTCAGCCCCTAATTCAATTTTGGAGCGCACCTGCAGCAGTAACTGGGGCGCATCTTGCTCAACTTGAATCAGGTCTTTGGGGTTGGGATAGGCTCTTGTTCCCTCGCCAAGCGCGCATGCGCAGCTGTGGAGCATGGCGTTCAAATGATATTGAAAAGCCTGTGCTTCCGGTCCGCTGATCAACTCCGGCAACATTTCCATCAGGCGCATACGTAGCGAACTCTCATGTGCGCGTAGGTCATCTAGAGTGGTCACCTCGCTCAACAAGGCAAGGCCGCGGTAAAATTCGGCCAGCTCAGCCGCACGCGTTTGTTCGAAAGCGATCATAGGATCATCAAAATCGGTCATGCCTGAGTGTCCTTCTCGATGTGTTTGAGGGGTTACCCCTCAATCGCTCGCCACCTGTTCGTCATCGGCTGCAGCTCGGAATATCTCAGAGAGGCGAGCAGCAGCATTTGGGTCGATCCGCTTGCCTACCAGCAGACCGAGAGCAAAGCCCGTTCCACGCCCTTTCGATTCACGCACTAAGCCAGGAGCATCAGCGTCGCCAGCTCGACCTGCTTCGTGGGCTAGAAAGATGTTGCGCAGCAAGTTTTCGGCCTGTTCGCGGTACAGGTCAGGCAAACGCAAAGCACGGATCGCGCGCAGACTTGGGGCTGGGTCACGTTGAAGCTCAGGCATGGGTTACGCTCCATGGGAAGGGGGACCCAACGCGTCGCTCAACCCAGGAAGGTTCGTCATCGGTCAGCGGGCGGAGATCCACAGATTTCAGGCTAAATAAAAATCTGGAGTTAGGCTGCTCAAACGGGCCTTGATGAGATCCAAACCTTTAGACGTGAGGCAAACGCTTGCACACCATGCGTATTTCACCTCACCAGTGACATAACCTTCAGCGATCAGAAATCGCACGCAATCGCACGCAAAGAGGTGCTTCGGAAAGTGCTCTGTTTGTACGTCACTGGCTCCCGCTGAATTCTTGAATGCAGGCCCAGGAACCACTCCTAGCTTATCGAACTCTAAATCCACCGGTCTGGGAAAGTGCTCGGCTAGATAGCCCATGGTGGCAATGACGACCCGGTCGAATTGCACGTGATTTTTTACTTGCATTAGCATTCTCCTTGGCTGATTTGCTTGATTAAGCAAGATCAGAATGATGGCACAGCATAATCATTGCCGTCGAACCCAAAAGGTATTGACGAATCATCAGTTACCGTGATCCGCCTTGAGGCTTGCTGAACAGCAGGTACAGTACGGCGGACCAAGCATCCAACTGTCGGACCTCATGTGCAGCTCATGCATCTGGGCAACGACCTGGTGGTACAAAGTAATCGTGTGGGCGTGTTGGTGCCAATGGCACCTTAGTGCTATTGGCGCTTAATGGATTACCTTAGGCAAGCCGAAACGATTGGTTGGTTCCAGGCGCTGCCTTGCGTAAGAGCTGCAGCAATGAAAAAGGCCAGCCCATGAGGCCAGCCCTGTAGGTGTTCGCTACCTCGATCAGGCAGCTTTTTTCTTCACTTTGATTTCAATTTCCAAATCAGCGCTGGCCAGCAAGTTCACCAGGGCGTCCAAGGAAAACTTGTCGATTTTCCCATTCAGCAGTTCACTCAAGCGAGGCTGAGTAACGTGCAGCTGTCGTGCCGCTTCTTTTTGCGGCAGATCCCAAGATTTGACGACCTTGGTCAGTACGCGCATCAGCTTCGAGCGCAGCCGGAGGTTCTCGGCTTCTTCTGGCGAGTCAACCAACGCATCCCACACAGAGATAGAGCGTTCGTTTGCCATCATTAAATTTCCTCAGTACAACAGTAATTTAGAGAAGTAATCGAGTCGGACTCGAACGGTTGTCCCCCCGCTTGCAGGTGGGGGGACAACCTTGAACCCATGCTTTTTAAGGCATGGGGTGTATTTTTACATCAGTCCAGCGACTTGAACCGAGCTCGGCCCAGCTCAATGTCGCGCCCTTCCGTCTTTTCTGTAGTCTTGCGGAAGGCATGCAGTACATAAACTGCATCCGGCCGGTTGACCACATAAAACACGCGAAACGCCCCGTCCTTACATTTGATGCGAATCTCACGCACCCCTTTACCTACACTCTCCATTGGCTTCCAGTCGGCAGGTTCATCACCGTCCTGGATCAGCTCCAGCTGATAGCCTGCCCGCTGCCGGGCCACGGGTGGAAATTCCCGCAGGTCTTCCTTACTGGTACCCACCCACACAATTGCCTTCGGTTCGTCGAACATGGAGATAATTCCTTGAATTTAGTTCTGCGTTGCAGTTGTTCATCGGTGCTTTCCTCTCTCTGCCTCTGGGATACCGATGTGGTATCCACTTTCCGACGGTACTGATGTGTGTACCGATTTCTCCCCAAGCGACCGGAAAGATTCCGATGCCGCACAGCGAGATTATATCGGTTTCGATATATCGTCAAGCGAGCGCCTGCTTTGTTAGCCGCACCGCAGTGCTAGCAGGCCTACCATCAGACGCATTAGCGCACCGCTGGTGGGCTGTAAGCGCTAACGCGATACCAGAAATGCGCGATCACTAAATAGGTGTTCGATAAACTATCTGGACACTCACATGAGCAAACGTTACCCCCGCTGTACGGCCATTTTCCTTGCAATCTACCTGGCGCTATCTGGTCTTTCTGGTGTAGCCGAGAGATTATCCGCGGCCTTCCCGCCGCCGCCCTCGGCTACTCTCACGGTACCGATCATCATTGCGCAGTGCCCAAGCACTATCGCGCCATAGTGCTTTTAGCGCCTGTACATGGCTTTGTGCTGGATATGAAAATGCCCGGCGTGCCGGGCATTAAGATGCTTTTGGTGATTTTGGTGATTTTGGTGCTTTTGGTGCTTTTGGTGCTTTGGGCGCCTAGTCGTCCTCAGCGCGGGGCCTTGTTGGGTTCTGCCTGAGCACTGCGATTTGCTCGAGCAGGACAGCCACCGTCGCATCGTGCGCATCACCAGTGACGAATCCGGACTTGGCCAGTTCTGGTCCTGCCTGCCTGACTTCATCCTGGCTCAAGCGTCGGATGGGTACTGCCGCTTCATTGATCATCAATACATCACCTCGTCATAGACCTCGGGCTCTGGTGGCGTCTCCTTGGCTTTGACCTGCAGGTAGTCTATAGCCGCTTGGATGCTGTACAGGCACACCATCCCCTCCCGGGCCTTCATGTCCGGACGCCAGCAGCGGCTGAAGGGGTCCCAAAAGCACCAGTCCTTTTTGGGGCGGTGGGCATAGATACCTACATAACCAGGCCCCTCAATCTGAAAGTGTGTCGCCTCTGGTACTTGCTTGCCTTCCAGGAGAGACGCCATGTACTTATGCTCCAGATTCCACGGCAAAGGCTTGCCGTCATGTTCGATCGGGTCCGGCGTTTCATTTGCACACGCCTCAGCGCGGGCTGCTTCAAGCGAACGTATTGGACTGCGCCCAGGACAAGTCGGTCGAATGTCGACCTTCGCTTTCCGCCGAGGGATGATCAACTTCTTGGCCTTCTGCAGCGGGGCGTTCTTCGAACCCTTTTTAGCGGCCTGAGTGCATTGCTCATAGTCTTGGCGCGATGCCGATGACTCGAGCCGTTTGAGTGCTGCCAGAGGTGAGGCCGCAGCCGGCTCGCCCTGGGCATCAACGGTACGTTCGGACTGAGTAGAGGCCTCAGTAGCGCTTGTCGGCTGATCTGGGACTATCTGCATCCTGGGCCGGGGTGCCAGCAGTTCGGGCCTTTCGGTCAAAGGCAGAAAGTCAGCGCTCGGACTGTCCATAGCGCCAATGACCCGGCCGGCGGCTTGCTGCTCCAGTACCCACTGCACCAGGGCAAAGCCCCGCGCCACCGTCAGGCTATATTGGTGATGACCCTGCAGCGCCATCACCTGGTCTATGCGCTCCCAGCTTTCCTGGCTGGCTGTGAATACGAGCTCTCGCCGCGGGGATTGCTCAAGCGCGCTCACTGGTCACCCCCTTCGATGGAGAGCACACGTAGTACACAGCCTCGTCCAGCTGCACCAGGTTCATGACCTGGGCCAGCTGTTCGCAGGTAGCCGCACGCACGGCCAGCGGTGCAGACTCCTGTGGCGCATACATGAACTCGGGTGGGTCGCAATTCTCGCGTGTGGCGTCGGCGCACAGCACGGCGTTCAGATATACAGCGGCAGCGAGACTCACAGCCCGTCCCTCCATGGCATTGAAGGCATGGGGACGTTGACGGCATCGAACAGGCCGGCCGCCGATTGCTTGCGTTCATCCCACAGCGTCAAAAGCGACTGCATTGCCTTTACGAAGCCTTCCCGGTCGCCCGACGGATCGCGCCAGCCAAGTCCCCACATGTGTTCTGCAAGCTGGCGGATCTGGCGATTTCTGGCGGACAGTTCATAGGCGCGCAAATCGTCAGCCATCTTTGCCAGGTTCTCAAAAGTGACTGCCGGCACCCGTTGCATCGTGGCGGAGGCTACGTTCAAAACGCAGTCGCCCGGTGTATCTGGCATCGCGCCTTGGAGCTTTTCGATCATCAACTTGATGCGCCGGTCGGCCGAGGAGAACGCGCTGTTATGGCGCTGCACGACATGGCTGAACAGCTCGCCGGCAGACTCCTCTGCCTTGCCCTCAAATTCTAGAGTGCCGGCATCAGTCTCGAACAACTCGCCCAGGCGATCGCCGGTGGCTGACTCGAACAGCATTTTGAAAGGTGCCGGGGCTACGCCGGTTGCGGCTGAAATGGATGCGGCAAGTTTGTTGTGCATTACAGACCCTCCGGGGTGCGGGCGCGTAGCAGGAAGCCGGCATAGAGCGCGTTCATTTGATTCGCCGCGGCGTGCTGCTCTGGGCAGTCCCTGACGGCCAGGTAAGTCCGTTCGGCTTCGGCCCAGAAAACAACATCTGGTACCGGGTGGGCGGCTTCGAACTCTGCGCGCTGCTCCGACAACTTCACCTGGCGCTGGCCAGGGGCTTTATGGCTCTGCCACGTACTGGCGCGCTGAATCAGCTTCTGGATCGTAGGTCCAGATTCGCCGTGCTCCCGCAGGAGCTCAACTGCATGCTTGAGCCATGCGATAGGCACCAGCACGCAGTTGCCGATATCGGTAGTGGGATCTTGAAGTGGTAAGGGGTGGCCCATGGGGATTCCTTTGTGTGTCTGGCTGACGGACCGCACAATACCATAGGCGCCTTGGTGCTTATAGTGCTAAAAGCGCCTTAATGCTTTAAGGTGCTTTAGTGTCTTACCGACCGATGACTTCGGCCGTCTGCTCGACGCCAGTAGGTAGTGCACGGCCGGGCAGGCATGAACAGGCCCACGCCGGCACCATTACGCTACCTGTTAGGCGCACCAGCATTTAGCGGGGGTTTGCGCGCTTACCCATGGCAGATCAGCACCTTTGGTACTTTGACTGTCTCGCCGCTATACAGGAGGACAATGGCCCGACACAGTGCTATGAGGATCGAATCGCCGCCGGCCAGGCGCATCAGCACCGGCCCTTCCTTGTAAGCGAACGTGCGCCACTGGCCATCCGCGCCTATGTGCTTGTTGTGCCCGAATGACTTACAGTGCTGGTCAGCCAGCGGACCACCAAGCATCCAGTTTTCCTGTGGGTTGTACCGCTCGAAGCGGTAGGACACATTGCCACCTTGGCGGTAGTAGACGCGCCAAGTGGTCAGGTATCCCTTTGGCCCATCCAGGTGCAGCTCAATGCCCTGCACCTTGCCGACTGCCCACCCTAAGGCCTCGCCGGAAAGATCGGCGGCACAGACCTCGGCCAGGTCAGTGGCGGCACTGAGCTCAATCAGCGATTGATCGGTCATGGCCGAACCCTCAACCCTTGAGCCTTCAATGATTTTTCAGCGACCCCATGAGCCCACATTGCGTCTGGGTCACCAATGCAAACGTCGAATGGGTTCTCGACAACAAGCGCCTCACGGGAGGCCTTCCAGGCCCACCACAACATTTCAATCCAATACTCGTCGTACATACCCTGCTCACGGCGGTGCAGATCATATGCTGTGGGCGGCTTGTCAAACTCACCATCGCGCTTGAGACGGTGCACTGCACCTTCGCGCGTACACTCGCCAAAAGCCGCGACCTGCTGAGCAATGAATGCTGACTCGAACTGCTCGCGCATCTTGTTGGTGTCCATCAGTGCTGCTCCCGCATGTGGGCGGCCATGTGGCCCATCTGCTCGACAATGAAGAACTCCTCATCAGCGATGGCAGCCTCGATCTTCCCCTTGGCTTTGAGGCATCGCTGGCAGTCCACACGAGACCAATCGCCAGACAAGTTGCTCTCGTCACCGAGCCAGGTCCCGCAAACGGCCTGCTCTTCCGATTCCTCAGAATCAGGATGCGGGTCGTAGTGAGTCTTCATGACTAAGCCCCCATGCGATTGAGGCAGGCTTTGCAGGTGACCTTCTCAGGCTGGTCGGTGAACTGGGTGGCCCGGACCTTCCGGCCGCACTTCACGATGATGAAGCCCATGTAGGCCATGCGGTGCCACATGTGGATTCGGCTCATCACACCCCCTCCCCGGCCGGCTGCCCGGCGCGCTTGATGTTCAACTTGGCATGGACGCATCTGTAGACCGCGCTCATTTCAGCACCTCAGCTGGCACTTCGAAAAAGCCCAAGCGGCCCTTCAGAGGAATGAACGGCAGCACCTGGGGATCGCGCAGCACGAAGCCTTTGGCGCCCATGTACCAGGGCGAATTGCTGGTATCAATGCTCCCCACTAGCTCGACAGAGCCGATGATGCCGCCACGCTGCAGATCTTGTGGCTCTGGCAGGATCAAGTCAGTGATAGCGTGATTTTCCAGGCACCAGTGATAAGCGTCCCGGTACTCTTTACCCGTCATGCCTTGGGACGCATGCACCAGGAAGCGCCCGCGAAACTTCGTGTGCCAGGTGCGGTTTTCAATGTCTTTGCCGCCGTGGATGATCAGCCACGCCCATGGTTGCTTGATCGATAAGGCTTTCATGCAGGACGACCCTTTCTTTTACCGCGATGATTGGGAATGGCCTCTAAGGCTTCTTTGAGGGATTTACCGGCGCGCATGCGCCCCCGAACGGTTTCAGGTTGCACGCCATACCGTCTGGCGTGATCAGGGATGGTCCCCTGCACCCCGTCGACGGTGTATGTTTGTTTTTCACGCTTGGCTTGGCGCCCTTTCTCACCAGAAGCGCGAAGCGCCGGCGGACAGGTGCCGCGGCGCGCCTCGTAAGAGAGCTTGCAAGCCAGCGATTGGCCAGGGCCAGGCCATTTGATTGGGGGCAGTAGCTCGAGCATCGCATTGAACGATTGGCGGTTAACGCCCAGGGCCTCTATGACCATAGCCTTGGAGAAGCCACGGGCGGCGCAGTCGCGAATGTATTCTTCTGTCTTCATGCTGCCCCCGACTGCTACGGCACTATGCGTTTGAACTCGACCACCCAAACCCAGGGGTTGGAGGCCCACATGAAACCGGTGCGCTGCGATTCCCAGAGCATGTAGAAGGCCTCCCGTGCATTGCGGGTAGAGCGTCCTTTGAACTCGTCACCCTCGATGATCACGTACTGCCGCGCCTTGGTGTCATAGAACATACCTTCGGCCTTGGCTTGCTCAGCATCGATAGCCTGCAGGCGCCTGGCGTTCACGCTCACGATTTCAAGGAATAGCCGGGCGTACTCCTCCGGCATAGCGTCGGCGTCCTCCCACTTTGGACGATTGCGCACGGGCGGCACTGCGTCCACGTTGAAATCTGCGATCCAGTCTCCGTCCGCCAGGTAGGTGACCGCGCCACCATGCTTGTTCCAGGGCTCTTGCACAAACAGGCGGTCACCAGGTACGCCATATGGACAGCGCCAGCGGGTGCGGCCTCCGGCGTTGCTTAGGGTGTCGACATCGGTCCATGTGTGAGGCTCGGGGCATGTCTCTGCACACATTCGTAGGTACGCGTGTTCCGGTTGTGGCAGTACCGGCACCCGGAAGGCCGTTTTACGGCCCTCCTGGGTAGCAGCAGCCATGCCGGCGGACATGACCACTGCCCGTTGCTTGGCTGCCTGGCTCATTCAGAGGCCTCTGCTTGCTTGGCGCGGTAAGCGTCTGCCGCCTCTTTGCTGGCCAGCTCGAAGAACGGGTGCTCATTGCCGTCAGGATCAACCACTGTCAGGGTGTTGACCTGGAACAGTCCACCCAGCGTCCAGTTGCACCCCTGCCCAGCTGCGATCACATCAGCCGTTGCCGATCCCTTGCCAGTCCAGCGACCCACGCAGGAGAAACCGAAGCGCCCCTGCAGATCGTCCATACATTCACCGGCGCCAGCCTTGATCAAGTCGTGCCCGTTCTGCAGCGTGCCGCAGGCCGGGCAGATGACCACGATGTCTTCACGCTTGTCAGCCTGGGCCTTGTACTCAGCTTGGAACTGTTCAAGCGAGATTTTGCGATGCTCCACTTGTGGTTTGGTCATGCTGCGCGTACTCCATTGGGGCTTTGGAACTGGGCCATACACGGCAGCATCACTGCGGCTTGGCGGCACTTCTCCATCTGATCTTGGGGATAGCCCCAGGCGTTGGACTTGCCCAGAGGGCTGATGAGGCCGATGTACTCCATGTCGATTCGCACGCCCTTCATCACATAGTCCCGCAGCTGCATGACCAGGTCGCGCAGCATCCCGTTATGGCCGAAGCCTGCCCAGTCGCCGTTGTTGCGCAGCACCACCTGGCGTGCAGACTTCTCATCGATGAGATACACCGCCGGTGGCGTGCTGGCGTAGTCGTAAACCATCTGGGCTATCCGGTCGTGTCCACTGCTGTAGAAGAAGGCTCGGCCGTAGCTCGAAATCACCTCAATCAGCTTGTTCGCGTACACACAGCGCAGCAGCCTGGCGAAGTGGTGGGTACCGAATTCGTGATACTTGGCCTCTACCATTGCGTCGACCAGTCGCTTGTAAAGAGCGCTGGCCTCACGCAGGCGTTCTTCATGCTTGGCCGTCACGCTCACCGGAACGTCCACCTTGATTCCGGACTTGATATGAGTCAGCTGAATGCGCCCGCCGTCGTCATCGCCAGCGCCCCCGGGTAGCTGCTCGAGCTTGAATCGCTCGTCGTCGAGCATTACCGCGGTCCAGTCAGGTTGGTACTTGATCATGGGGAAGTTCCGTCTAGTCCTTTGAGATACGCCTTGATGGCCTGCACACTGAGGGTCAAATCTTGCGCGGCATCTGCGCACGCTGTACGCAGGTCGTCACCGTCCTCAAGCTTGGCCCCGGCCATGGTCATCACGCCGGTTACTGGGTGATGTGCGATCACCACAAAATTCGTGTGGGGCATGTACGAAGGCATGTCCTCATCACCGCTCAATACCTCCCAGGATTTGCGGGTTATCAAAAACCGCATTTCACCGATTGGCGTTTCGATTGATTCGCGCGTCATGGCCAGGTCGCCATCGAACAGATCGGGAAGGATCATCAGTCCACCTCCGGCACGACGCGGCGCCCTGCGTGGGGCTCCAACTGGAAAGCGACCTGCCTGGCCAGCTCGATCAGTTGCGGGCGGCGCTTGCCGGCCTGTCCAATCACGCGGTTACCCTCAAGCGACTCCACCAGCAGGGCGACATTTCTGTCGTCCAGCGGAATGGGCCGCCCCTCTTTCAAACTCCCCTCCAGAACCAAGGCCTGCTCGGCCCACTCCTGTGCGTTGAATCCTGCTGGCTGACAAAACTCGAAGGCGTCGGCCAGCAGTTCGGGGTTAGCTAAGAAGCGCATCCGATCGGCCAACAAATTGGCTGAAGGGGCGCTGAAATCTACGGTTTCTGGGCGCATGTCTGGTGTCTCTGGCTGAAATTGCCCGGCCATAATCCCAGAAAAGGCGCCTTAGTGCTATAGGCGCTTTAACGCTTTTGGTGTTTTTGGTGCTAAAGGCGTCTTAGTATTCATTGTTCCAGGAAACCTGCGATCACCTCGGCTTGAGCTGATCAGCGCACGCTGGCCAGCGTCGAGCGGCCAGTTAATTTCGCGCCCGCAGGTCGGGCAAAGCTTCAGGTTTACCGAGCGCAGCAGGACAAGCCGGGATTCACCGCATGGGCACGCCTTGGTGCTGGCCGGGGCATCGTCGTTGTTAAGCATTTGCCGCTTCCTGGTATTGCTGGCTGTGATGCCACTGCGCAAGCAGCCTGCGCACGCCGGCGGGAACCTCACGCTGTGCACACTCGACCAGTTGCACACACGCTTCTACCAGCTCGATCTGGCGACCATAGGCAGCGGTAAACCTTGCTTTGTCACCGTGCACAGCCAGTAGACCTGGTGCCCCATGGCCATCCTGGTGATGACCAGCGCACAGCGGCAGAACGTAGTAGTGGGCATGCGCCTTAGTGCGGCCGTCGCAGTGATGGATCGAAACGTGGGCAGGCAGCGTGTAGTCCCGAGGACGACCATCGAGCAGGCAGCATATGCACCCGCAGATTTCCGCCACGTCGTCATGCCAGCGTTTCTCGATAGCAGTGACGGTTCTGCCTCCGAAACTCATGCCGCACCCCCTGAGGGCCTGTGCTGTAAACCCCGGCCTTTGCGTAGGCTTTCCATCGCTGACAGAGCGACCTGGGAGGCCTCACGGCCGGGCTTGGTTTCTTTGGGAAGCGCAGCAGGCGTTGCTTTGCTTGCTTCAGCAGCAGTTCTTGCCGCGTTTTCGCGTGCGTTCGAGCTAGCTTTAGCTGCGCGATCCGCAGCCTGGGCGCGAGTGGCCAGGCCTTCACAGTTCTGCAGCAGATGGCCCACGGCGTGGGTGCTGGCCAACGCTTGCGGGCTGGTGTCGCTGGAGACGTAGTACTGCGCTACTCGCGCAGCCAGATCGCCCACCCGGTCGACCAGCTGGCACATCCTGGACAACATGGTTTTGTTGCAGACCGGCCACAGCCGGTACCGGGATCGATACGCCTGAGCGTAGGCCATCCAGGCGGCATAAGACTTGGACCCCGTGTTTTTGGGGTATGTGTCGGGCAGCGATTTATCTGGGCTGCCTGCGGACGCTTTTGCTTCTTGCTCTGAAGCGTCCTCGACACTGCCCGAGGCAGCGCCAGCTCCCTCGGCGGTATTAGGTGCTTTTTCAGTGCTAGATGCTTTTTCAGTCTTATCTATAGCTTCCGGGTTTGCCGGAAACGGTGCTGCCGGTGCCGGTTTGACCGCTTCCGGCAAATCCGGAAATGGGACGACCTGGCCTTTGGCCGCAGCCTTGTCTGCCAGCTCACGCATGTATTCCGCGCCGGCCTGCAAGTCAGGCTCCTCGGATACCACGTACTCCACACCGGTGAAGACGCCACCGCACCGGGAGTAATCCCGCCACAGGTAACCAGCGCAGCGTAGCTCTTTGATCAGCTTGTATACCTTGTCACGACCCGAACGAACGCCAAGGCAATCCTTGGTCTGGTTCTTGAGGTCGGTGATTTTCACTTCCCAGTTGTCTTTCTTGCTCAGCAAGTAGATCAGCATGCCGCGCGCTTCCCAGGAAAGGCGCTTATCTTCGATGCAGCTGGAGGAAATGATGGCGTAACGGTCGCGACGGGGAAGACGAACGATGCTCAAGCAGCACCTCCTTGTGTCTTAGGTGCTGTTGGCGAAGCTGAGACGTGAAAAAAGTCACAAAACCGCAGTAAATACGGGGCTTTGGACGAATGCGCGCAAAGGCGCGACCGATGCAAATCGGGTGCGTTGTGGTACAATTCGCAGCACACGGGGTCGTCTCCGTGGGGCTGTGAAACGGGCATGCACAGAATCTCTCCGAATGGAGTAGCGCAGGAGCGCTTGAAGATTCATGGGACAAGCCACAGAATCACTGCCTAAGTTGTGTGGAAAGAACCCTTTGCCTTGGTCGGGAGTGGGTTCTTTTTTTTGCCCGCGATTTACCATCCTCGGACATTTCTTGATTTCGGCCGCCTGTATACCACAGGGTCAGCGGTCTTCTAAAGCACTTTCCTCCTCGGACATTAGCCGTCCAGACGGGCTACACCCCACGCGGGCGCTTGCGCAGACACCCTAAAAGCTCAGCATACAAGGCGCGAGAAACCCCGCGGCTTCCAGTCAGTCCACCCTCAACCTGGGCCAACTTTGTGTTGCGCATACGCTTGGCGGCGTCGGCCTGCAGGCCATACTTTTCGATCTTTCGGTGGATGCGCTTGGCCCTGGCGATGGAGGCTCGTAACTCCCTGGCTGGGTACGGCTGATCCAGCCAGCCAAAGGGGAGTTGCATCAGCTCCTCGATGTTCCGCGCGGCGCGATCGCTCAGCCCCTTGTCGGTCACCATGGCCCGGTGCATGCGCTGCGTGTAGGCGTTCAGCTCTGCACCCTCCAGCTCACCGGCCATGAACAGGCGGTTACCCTCGCCGCGTATGTCGATCAGCAGCGTAAGGGTCAAGCGCCTAGCGGCCTTGCCGGCCTCATAGGCTTCTTCGCCCGTTTTGGCGCCGAGATAAGCGTGGCAGGTGAACATGCAGGGGGATGCCTTATAAAAATCGTGATGCTGAATAGTATCCCCAAATATTACGCAAACACAGGAAAAAGCAGCGTTCAGCGCTTCCTCCCGGCAATTTGCGGTGGCAATATGCGCCGGAAATGTCCGAGGATAGTTTTCTGCGGCATCCTCGGACATAAATCCCATCAAGGAACCGCCATGTTCTTCAAGAATTTGCTTCCGTACCGCCTCACCCAACCTATCGACCTGTCCGCTGTGACGCTTGAAAACGCGCTGGCCAGCAAGCCTGCTCGACCGTGCGCCAGCCAGGAACTGTCCACCTATGGGTTTGTAGCGCCAGTCGGCAAGGGTGAAGACGCGCCCCTGGTGCATGTCAGCGGTGAATACCTTCTGATCGCCGCCCGTAAAGAGGAGCGCATCCTGCCAGGCAGCGTTGTGACCGAGGCGGTGAAGGAAAAGGTTGAAGCAATCGAAACCGAGCAGATGCGCAAGGCTTACAAGAAAGAACGCGACCAGATCAAAGACGAAGTCATACAAGCCTGTTTGCCACGCGCCTTCGTCAGGCACTCAATGATCTTCGCTGCGATAGCGCCGCGTCTGGGCATGATCTTGGTGAACTCGGCCAGCCCAGCGCGGGCTGAAGACCTCCTGTCCACCCTACGTGAAGTGCTCGGTTCGCTACCGGTGCGGCCTGTCAGCGTGAAGATCAGCCCGGTGGCCAGCATGACTGATTGGGTCAGGCGGCAGCAGGCGCCTGCCGATTTCTACGTGCTGGACGAATGCGAGCTGCGTGATACGGCCGAGGATGGTGGCATTGTCCGCTGCAAGCGACAGGATCTGAGCGGCGAGGAAATTCAACTGCACCTGAGCTCCGGCAAAGTGGTTACTCAGCTGTCTCTGGCATGGCAGCAGGACAAATTGCGGTTCGTGCTCGACGACACGATGGCGATCAAGCGTATTCGCTTTGAAGATGTCCTGCAGGAACAAGCCGCTCAGGATGGTGGTGATGAAGCTGCCCAGCAGTTTGACGCCAGTTTCACCCTGATGATGATGACCTTCGCCCAATTTCTGCCAGCGCTATTGGAGGTGCTTGGCGGTGAGGATCTGCCCCAGGCGGTGTGACAGCCGCGCACAAAAAAGCCGCGCAACCTTTCGGCGCGCGGCTTCTCCCCAACCCCGAGAAATTTCAGCCAGAAACACTAAAGGTGGGGCGTTGATTATCAAGCGCTTACCTTCGAGAAGCAAGGAATGAACCGATGAAAATCATCTTCGATGGGGCCCATGTCCGCCATGAGGGACCCAATGGAGAGCAACCCGGGAAATTCAGGGCTTCGCTGCCGAAAAAGCGGGTCGCTTGGAGCGCTGTGGTCTTGCTCAAAGACGGTGCCGGTAATGCCATGGAGTCGACCTGGAGCACACCGAAAAATCACCGCCTGAATTACCTTGAGGCCAAAGCCGCGGTTTTCGCAATCTATGAGGACCTGCGCCGGCAGTTCATTCAGGCGTATGGCCTGGGGCCGGATTCAGTGCACTTCACGCTGGTCAGCCGCTGATGCGCGCACCAGCGGAAGGCCATAGCCTCAACTTCACGCTCAAGCAGCTGATCTTGTCTGCCGGCCTGGCTGCCAAGGTCCAGGCCGGTAACGTCCGGGTGGTGGTGGTGCCCTTCCAGGACCAGCCGCACCTGGACGGCCATGGGCTGGCAGAACTGGGCTTGAGTGAGGGCAATAGCCAGGCGCTGCTGGCGGCAGTCCGCCACGCCTACCGGACTGGGGTCATCGACTCGCGTATTTCACCGATCGCCCCGGGCGCGGCTTTCGACCTGCTGCACCTGACCCCCGCTCACAAACCAGTGCGCTTCGGCACCGGCATCGTACTGCGTATGGCGATCAACCGATTGGACTTGCTGACGGCCAGGCACTGGCGCGCCAGCGGGCACGACTCCAAGGCCTCATTTCTCGATTACTGGTCGCAGGTGATGCCCGACACCCCTACCTGTCCAGCACCTTGGTGTTGGCTCATTCACTTTGACCTCAAAGGGTAACGACATGTACTCGATTTCATTGTTCGTGTTGGCGCTGTGCGTGGTATTCGTCTACCGCGCGCAGCATCCACATGTAGTGATCAGGCGCGCAGGGCTCAACCCCGAAAACCCTGAGGTGTGGCGGCAAGCGGTTATGCGATTTGCTGCCCGCGTGAGGCTTGTGGCCGGCCTGGTCATCATGCTCCTGGTGGTGGTGGCCAGCTACCGCCTTCCTGTAGAAATCGGGCAGATGCTTACAGCCTCTCAAGACCGCCAGGTTGAGCTGCAGGCGCAGCGGCTGGCCAACCGCTTCACCGCCGAGAAGCAGCACGTCGAACAGATGATTGGTACGCTCGGGAGCCGTGAGGGCTACCTGATTTATCTGACGTACCGCTCAGAACGACAATTTACCCAAAAATAAATACCGCTCATCGGGAAAACGTCTTCACAGGGGAACCTTTAGAGGCCACACTCTACAAACAACGCAACGGCCGTTGTGGGACAGTGTGTGGGTTTCAAATAGCGTGGCAGGCCCAAACGCCCCGTAGTGTGGGGGCTGGGCCAAAAAAGGCCGGGGATATTATATCCCCGGAACAAATGGCACAATTTGCGCCGCAGTGGGGCCCTAGCACCCCCGCTTTTCAAAATCTGACGTCTAAATCTGTACCTGGAAAACCCACATGACACGGAACGCCTCACAACACGTCGTAACACACCTACGCATAAAGGCAGAAAACCATGTCCCTAAGTCAAACGGCTATTCCCAAGATAAGCCAGCCGGGCCGGTACCAGGATAAGAACGGCCTGTACCTCAACGTCACGGAAACGCTTAGCAAGAACTGGGTCTACCGGTACCAGATTAACGGCCGTCGTCGTGATAAGGGACTTGGCTCGTTTCCTGAAGTATCGGTGATGGAAGCTCGAAAGAAGCTGGCCGAACTCAAAGCGTTAGTTGCACGCGGCATTGATCCTCTCGATGAGAAGCAAATGGCCGCTTTGCAAGTAGTTACCTTCGAGCAAGCTGCGCGCTCTTTCATTGAGCGATACCGTGCTGCTTGGTCGCCTACGCATGCGTCACAGTGGGCGAGCTCGATGGAAAATCATGTTTATTCCAAAATTGGCAATATACCGGTAAATAAGATCGACACTGACGATATATTGCCGGTGCTTGAACCTATTTGGCGCACTATCCCCGAGTCGGCACGCCGCATTCGTAACCGAATTGAGCAGGTGCTTGATGCGGAGAAGACATTGGGCCACCGCGACGGACCGAATCCAGCCCGCTGGCGTGGTCACCTGCAGAACCTGCTAGATCGCGGCTACCCAGTCGCAGTGCCGCTAGAGTCACTTGATTACCATCAATTGCCAGAGTTCTGGCAACGCCTCGACAACGAGGAAGGCCGCGCCGCGCGCTGCCTCCAGTTCCTGATCCTCACCGGCACACGCACCAACGAGGCCATGGCCGCCCGTTGGGATGAGATAGATTTCGAGCGTATGACCTGGACGATTCCGGCTGAGCGGATGAAAAACCGCGAACAGCATGTGGTCCCGTTGAGTGAAGAAGCCATTCAGGTTCTGAAGGAAACCGGTACGCGTGGAAGCAGTTTCCTCATATTCCCAGGTCGGAATATGGATAAATTGATGGCCGACAATTCCTTGCGCAGATTACTCAAGAAAATGGACATGGAATGCACGCCCCATGGGTTCAGGGCAACGTTCCGTACTTGGGCGCAGGAGCAAACTAAGCATGAGTCGGAAGTATGCGAAGCGGCACTTTCGCATGAAGTTGGAAACGCTGTTTCCAAACGATATATGCGCGGCACACAATTGGAAAAGCGCAGGCTATTGATGGACGACTGGGGCCAGTTTGCAACCAGCCCAACCCGTCAATCGCCTCAATCGGCATTGTCCAAAGTCACCCGTTTGCGCAAGCACGGCGGCAGAAGCGCGGCGAGCTTTTCGGCGTAGGCCTTTGCGGCCTCCAAGTCAGCCACTAGGATCTTGGCTGACTCTACCGGCACGTAGGGCCCGGTTCTCGCCTGATACACAGGCGAATCTGGGACCTCGTCCGGGTCAATGCAGCGCTGAGGCACCAACTTTTCGACCACTTCCATTCTCGGCTCAAATTCGCGATGTGTGCTCGAGCACGCGCAAAGCATCATGAGCACCACTGCTGCCGAGGATCGCTGCAGCGCTTTCATTGCGCCTCCCAGTAGGTGCGCAGCACGTCGTCAGTGCTGGTTTTGATGGTCTTGGCAGCTTCGACGCGGGCCTGACCTCTTTCAGCGTTGCCCTGGGCCTGCTGTTGCAGTTGGGACTTCGCTGCCTCGTCTTTCATGCCGCCAGCTTGGTGGGCGGCGACCTTACGGTTGGCGTCCTCGAGCTCGTCCTTTAACGTCTGAAGGTTGCTACGCGCGGTGCCCAAGTCTGCAGTGACGGTATTGAGCAGTACGCTCCCGGAAGCAACGCCAGCGTCATAGGCTTCATTCAAGGCATATCCACACACCAGGGCGCCCAAAGCACCCCACAGCAGCACGTCGCTTACATTCATCCCGCCACCTTCAGCTCACTCAGGCAGAGCTTGTTTTCACTCTCGCGGCGGATCTTGATGCCTGGCATCCATGCTGGCTGGGTCCAATCAAGGATGGACTTGCACGCAGCCTGGCGGTGGCCGGCGCGCAGGTGCTGAACAATTCGGCTCACTCGATCGGCCTTTTTCTGGGCGAACAGCCCGTCTTTCGTGCCATAGCGACCATCGCCAACGTTGTCGTAAATTGACACATAGGCCCGCTGCTCACCTGCAGTCAGCTGCTTGAATGTCAGATTCCCACCTGGTGTAGGAATGAATCCAATCCGCCGGTCCAAGTGGTCAATGCTGGCTTGAGTGCGGGCCAACAGCTGTTCGCTGCAGCCATCGATCGAGCGCGGCGCCTGGCCAAACTGCACATCACGGCCAGTCTGGCCGAAGCAGGTGGTGGGAATGCCTAGCCCGTCGTCGTAGACAACCAGGCTGATCCCCTCTTTCACTGATGCGCCCAGCGCGATGGCCAGCACCAGCACACTCACGCCCTTCTTGCTGGCTACCCGCCGGATCGAAGCCTCAGCTTCCTTCTGGGTTGGCTTCTTGCTCCCCATCTTCAACCTCCTCACTCACCTTCTTGTTGATGAAGTGGATGCCCAAGTTGGCCGCTTTGAGCAGCCCGGTGATCGCGCCGTACAACGCCGGCGGAAGCTGGCCATCCATGTAGGCCCAAGCCACAACCAGGCCGTCCAGGCCGAAGCCCAGGAAAATCAACCAGGTGTTGTATGGCTTGAGCGTCTGAGCCCAGGACTTGACCTGCTTAGCGCCCACTCTTGCCTCCTCGATCGGCCCGCTCCAGCTGCTCGACCCGCATATCCAGGCGAAGAACATTGGCCTTCAGCTGCTCTACGTCGGTTTTCTGGCCAGCCAGGCCATTGGTGTTCAGGTTCACCTGCTGTTGCAGCAAGGCCATATCCTTGTTGAACGCTGCCAGGGAGCTGATGATGCTATTGAGCTTGTCGCCCACGCTGTTGGCAGTGCCCACGATGATGGTCACCGCCAGGGCCTGCATGACCCCCATCAGCCACTTGGCCGCGGGATGGTCGATCAGTTTTTTTGCTTCCGCGGCCATCTTGGCGCCCCGATGAGTCATGTTCGATGGCGCCATTTTCACTGGCCTGGGAGCCCGCGATTTTCGGGGGTTTGCGCGGATCAGCCGCGCTTGCGTGCGATATCGGCTATCAGCTGGGATTGATTGCCAATGGACTTGATGATGGCGTCCAACCGCTGGAATTCAGCGGCCCGCGCCTTGGCTTCGTTCTCACGGGTTTGCCGCCAGTTGTCGAAGGGTTTGCTATCGAACAGCTGCTTGATGCGTGAGTACGTCAGCTTCCCGCACTGGGCCAGATCCTGGCCAAAGTACAGCGCCAATTCTGCGCGGGTGTTGTTAAAGGACTCCCATAATTTCACGCGCTCGCCGGCTGATTGCGGAACGGGCAGGAAATCGGGCCGGAGCGAGCTCCGGCACCCCCTCTGACGGCTCGCTAACTTGCGCGGCAAGGACGCCGTAGGCGTTTGTGATGGCATACACCATGTGCGCACCACTCTGCGCCGCCACCTGGTAGGCGTCGAACAGCTCAACGAATGCGCTATCGCTCAGCCGCCCCACAGACTCGATACGCCCCACCAGGAGCGCTTCGTATTGGGCATCGTCGCGGTATGGAAGCGGCTCCTCATCAGCACCGCGGACACAGGCTGCAATGCAGGCTTTCCACCAGCTGTAAGCCGTATTGGAGTAGTTCCCGGCCGCCAGCAGTGTCTCGATTACCTCAGCCTGGTAGCCGTGCAAGGGCGAATAAACCAGCGCGCGCCCGTCGCACTCGAACAGGACCTCCGCCACATAATCGGTACCATCGAGCAGGTAGTCACTGAATGTGCCCTCTCCGATCGGAAAATTCGGGCCATCCTCCCGGGTAGCACTCATGTACGAGGCGATGACAAACATTCGCTCGTTCACGGACCACATGCGGGGATCAGCGATCGCGCCCGGGCGCTCGATCGGTTTGATGATGCCGCGCAGTAGCTCGGTGGCGGTGCGCTGCTCGAACTGCGCAGGGATTTCCAGCGTGCGCTCATTGCTGTCCATGTCAGGCTCATGGAGCTCGACGGAAATACGGGCGGTGTTGATCGGCGGGATGTATTTCATAGGCTGCCAAAGTAGTCGAATTCAATGAAAGTGAGATTCAGCGCGGTAAAGTCATCGGTGCTGCGCTGCAGGTTGACCTCACAAGTACCTGGCACCATGACCCAGGACTTCGCGTAGCCTCGCCCCTCCAACACGGCGCCGTGCGTCACGGTGATGGTGTTGCAGTATTCAGTGGGCAGGCCATAGGTACCGTCTCCGTGGGCTACGGTGGCCTTGAGCTGGTCAAACCATTGCTTGATTTCACCGTCCACGTCATACGTCACCAAGCGCAGCTCAGTAGCCTCTGCACCGGTAGGCGCCTGGCTAAAGCCGGAGCCGATCTTGACGGAATCCCAGCCCAACTGGGTCTGGTTGTAGGAGGCCTCGGTGGCCAGCAGGTTGACCCTTGGGGCGTTGATGCGTCCGGTAGGGGCAATATCGATGTGAAAGAGGTTGGTCCGCTCCCGCTCAATGCTGCTGGCTTCTTCGAACATCTGGATTTGCTGGGGCCAGGACAGGCCGGCCAGGATGATGTTTCCTGACGCCCGCCCGTAGACCGCATCGAGCAGTCGGTTCGTACCACTGGGCAAATTGCCGTTGAGGATGTCGCGCGCGGCAGAGGAGTACTTGAGCACCTTGCTGCTGACCCCGATCTTCGGGATCACCTTGTTGGCCGCTTGGTAAGCCATCCGTTCGAAGATGTTGGCCATCAGATCGACCTCACCTCAAAGCTGAAGCTCTTGCTGGGGAGCTCGCGCAAGAAGTCAGCAATGGCCGCATCGCATTCGGCAGCCGTTTTGCCGAACGGATCCGCGCCTTGGGTGCGGGAGGCCTCAAACGCGATAGCGTTCTCTTTGTCGTTCTTGAGGTGCCATAGTGGTTCGATCAACGCCAGCTCACTCGGCGTCAGGTCAAAGTCCTGGTCACCGGTGGCGCCTGCCTGCGCGTCGATAGGAGTATGGATTCCTGCTTCTGGCTGCGCATTGGTGAGGCGTCGGTACCCACAGTACGCCCGCACTGCTTCGCGCAGGTTCCGGGTCACTTGGTCCTCATCCAGCACGCAGCCAATCGGCAGCACCGTGAAATACTGGGCTACTAATTGGCTGATTTTCATGGCGATTACTGGTTGTTGAACCAGTGGTAGTGCATGGTGCCGCTGACCATCAGAGGCGAGGTATCGTTTTCCCAGTCGCGGTCAGGGGTATCGGCCACCAGAATGCACTTATGCAGCGTGTGCTTCTTCTTGTAGTCGTCTGGGCGGCCGGCGTACACGGTCGCGTTGAACTCGCCGCCCTGCTCGATCAGCTGGGCCAGGAATTCGCCGCAGTGGTTTGCCACGGTTTCGTAGATGGTGAATGGGCCTTCTTGCTTGGTCTTGCTCTGCTGCGGCTGGACCATCTTTTGGCCAACCGGGCCGTAGTACTCGATCACATCGCCAGTGGTCGCCACAGGCCAGGGGAACTGCTTGAACTGCAGAACCATGTGTTCGAAGCCATCGATCACCAGCGTAGCGTCAGACTGGACCGCTTTGGCGCCCATGTCGTTGGTGTTCTGGAACGTGCGGCTCAGTACCGCATGCTTGGAAACGGTCATTGAATAACCCTCGGGTTTGCTGAATAACGAGGGCCATTGTCAGACGTGAAAAACCCCCGATTTCCCGGGGGTTTGCACGTTATCGGCGGTTGAACCAGCGCTTGATATCCGCCCGGTCCAGGGCTGTCAGGGTGGCGAATGAAATCTGCACCGGAAGGTCGATGAAATTGCCGTTCTCGTCCTTGGGAGCGTCAAGCGGGTAGTCCACGCTTTCAATCACCACAGGCGCGTAGGTGCTCCCGCCATAGGTCAGCCCCAGCAGCTTGGGGGCAATGGATGGGAACAGGGCCTTAATGAACGAATCCACGTCCTTGGTCGTCTGTAGCACCTCGGACAGAATGCCGTCTTCAGCCAGCATCTGTGGGAACACCCACTCCAGAAGCCTGGCCAGGGGGGCCATGACCTCTTTCTCAGCGCTGGCCAGCGCCCTAAAGCGGATGGTGGCGGTGAACTTCACCGGCGGCATCCCAGAGAACACCTGCCTACTGTTGAGCTTGGTAATGCCTGTCCGCCCTTCCAGATCGCGCATAACCGTTTTCAGCTTGTCGGAGCTGGCATTGAGCGCATCAGAGATTGCCCCATCTTTGAAAGGGCTGATGGCCTGCAGCGCGTTCAGCACTGGTACCAGGGACCCGGACTGCAGCATGCCGGCCAGCGCCGGCGCCTTCGTCTCAGGCCCTGTATTCTCAAAGGGTGATTGCCAGTTTTGCTGGATGGAGACAGCACCCTCGGTCATCGCACCATAGACGCCGGCATATTCCTGGATGTCGGCCACGCCCTTCGAGTCGCACACGAAGACCCGGGCCAGCAACAGGGGCGACAGGTTGCCCCAGTCGCTGCCCAGATCGTTGTTGGACAGCCTCAGGCCAGATAAGCCGCCGACACTACCCAGAATGGTGCCGATCGGGTTGCTGGTCGACCCAATGTCACCGAACAGCGTGCCCACCTTGTTTTCGACCTGGCTTACAACACCGGTGATGGTTTGCTTGCCGGTGAACAGGTCCTGCACGGTACCGGTAACCGTGCGAGCCGCCGATTCGATTGCCTGGCGGTTCGCGGTACCGCCGACCGCTGTGTCCAGGGCGTCTGTAGCGGATGCCACAGCGCCCTTGATCACGTTGCTGCCGGTGGAGTCCAGGTACTTTGCGGCTGACCCTAGCACCTTGTTGGACGTGCTTCCGGCAACTGTGCCGGTAACGCTCTTGACGGCCCCCCCGACCGTCTTGCCAAGTCCATCGACGCTAAAATCAACCATGGATCAACCGATCAGCTTGCGGCGAAGGCGCATCGAGCGAGCGCGCTTCATTTTGGCGGTACCGGAGAATGCCCGGCGTTGCATCTTTTTCACCGCTACCTTCTGCGCTGCGGTGAGCCGGACCGTGCCCGCCACGCGCTTCTTGATGCGGACCTTCTTGCCTGCGCGAACGGCCAGTACCTTGCGATAGGTCGCATCGAGCATGTTTTCCTCGGTTTCGCCCCAAACGAACTTCTCGGCGTCATCGAGCATGGCGTCATCGCCCTGCGGCATGGCGTCCAGCAGCGCATCGTGGATGCGAGTGGCCAGGTCATTGTCTTCCAGGTCGCCTTCCAGGAGCGTGTCCACGTCTTCGCTAGGGATGCCCTTCCCTTCCAGGTAGTCCCCGACCAGCTCCGCGAGCGCTGCGGCATAGTCCGCTTCGTCATCGGTCAGGTCTTCATCACCGCCGCCGGCGGCGCCGATGATCAAGGCGTACAGGCGATCGGCAAAGCCTTCGCCCGATTCCAATTCGGAGTCGGCCCATTCGCGCACGACGTTGGCAGCGTCGAGCCGCATTTCATCGGTTACCACGAATTCCGCATCGTTCACGCTATCGAGCAGTGGCGCAGTTTCTGGCGTTGGCTTCGGGTTGCCGTGCTCATCTACCCCGTCCAGCAGCGTAGCCGGATCTGGTTGAGCCGGCGGCGCTGCCTGGGCAGAGGCGAATGCCTCAGATACCGCCTGGTGAGTATTCAGGACTTTGCGATAAAGCTGTGTCATGGATTGCCCCTTATTTGCGGACGATGGACTGCTGCATTTCGATGACGCGGGCGTTGCCGTCGTAGCAGATCGAAGTGCTCATATCCATTTTCTCGAAAGGATTTGCCGCGTTCGGCTCGAAGGAGGCCGAGTAGCAAGCGCCCCCCAACTCCGCGCTTGGCTGGAGCCACTTGGCCGACTGCAGGGCAGCCAGGAAGGTGCCTGCGAACTTGGTCATATCCTCGATGGCGGTCGCCATCGGTTTCTGCAGCTTTTCCTGCGCAGCGGATGCGAGCGTGTCATCCACATAAGTGGCCATTTCAGTCACGCTGATCAGCTTGGTAGCGCCGTTGGTCTGAGCACCGGTCAACGAATCGATCCAGGCGTATTTCGGCCCACTCGGGTAATCCATGAAGATCACCGGGTTGATACGGCTGCCGGCGAGCATTTCCAGCTCGTCTACTTCTGGCTCGTAGACCTGCGTCATGTTGATGCGGTCTACCGCGTAATCGCTGCCCGCGATCGGGAAATTGCGCGGTGCAATGCCTTTTGCGTTGGTCTGGGCGTTACGCGCGCAGCGGTAACCGATCTGCTGGCCAGAGGTGCCCATGATCGCCTTGCCGCCGATGACAGGGTTGTTGGCGCTGATGGGGGCCCAGTAGGCCTGGCTGTAGATGCTGTCGGTGGCGCCGCCAACGGATTCGTAGAAGACCTTGGCGGCTTCTGGGGTCATCCGGCCTGGAATGTCCCACGCTACCTGTTTGTTGATGTCCGCACCCAGGCCCAGCAGACGGCTGATCAGGGCAACGTTTTCGGTACCGCCGGAGCAGATGTAGGTGAAGGACGGGCGCGAGCGTTTGAGACGGTTGATGGCCTTGTCGAGCTCGGCTGTGGTGTAAACCGTGTCGCCTTCGGTGAAGTACTTCAGGTCCTTGGAGGCGAAGACGTCTTTGTTGTCCTTCTTGCCGTAGAACACGCAGTCAGGGGCAACGCTTGCGTTATCGGCTACATCGACTACCTCCAGCAGATCGGTGGACTGAGAAACGATGTCACCGATGTATGCGCTCTGGCCGAACTCATCGAGAGCCGTTGGGTCCAGCGAGCCCTCATAGGGGCCCAGAACGATGGCGTTGCTGACCACATCACGCAGCTGCAGCACGATGGTCTTGGTGTCTACGGCGGTCCCGGTGCTGTCCAAGGTCACACGCGCATGAATTTCTGCGCGCACACCTTCCGAGAAACACTCGAGGTGTTTAAGGGCAATGAGGTACCCGCCGGATGCGCCGGCTTCCTCATCTACCAGCGTCCACACATCGGCGGTGCTTTTGACGGCACTCGCCACCATCAGCTGGTTTTTGGCCGAGTCGCTGACCAGGCGCGAAACGATCGCCTGCACCGTGCCCTTCTTCAGGGCCTCGGTGATATGGACATAGGCCTCGCCCAGCTTGCTGACGGACAGGGACTGAGGCGCCCCCAGCACCCGCGCTTCCTTGCCGCGGCTGACGGCGAATACCTTGTCGATTCGACCGCGGTTGAAACGACCTGTGATGGCCATGTTGTGAGCGACGGTCGAGACGCTTGGCTGCTCGGATTTATCGTTGATCGGGTTCAGCTGCACAGCAGAGCGTTTGTCTACAGTGCGCGAAAATGGAACGGTCATTTACACACCCTCCGGGGCTGTGGTTTGTGCGGGCTCGTCAGTAGCGGCTGCTCGGCGGTTCTTGGCCTTGGTTGAGGCGGATGTTTCCAGCTCAGCGAAGGCAGGCGGGCCCTCGGCCGACTCACCCCCTGCACCACTGGCCAGCTTGGCCAGTTCGGCCAAGTCGACGATGAGGTTCCAGGCCTGGTCGAAGCTGCGAATGCGGACAGGTGTAGGCTCGTCACGCTGAATAACCCCCGTCACACCCGCAGAAGGCACAACCAAGGGGAAGGTGTTGGAATGCTTCAGCGTGGCCACAAAGGGGTAGCTCTGGCCCTTTACCAACGATTCAATCAGCGGGCGCGGATTCGCCCCTGAGTCGCGATTAATCTTCACTGTCATGTGTCACCTGTACGCCTGTGCTGTGGTCCCAACCGCCCAAGCGCGCATGCTTGGCCAGGTAATTTGCGAGACGGTCATAGGTGGCTTCATTGACCATGCCGTCCGACTCGGTATAGGGCTCAAGCCGCAGGCCCAAGACAACCACCCGACTGGGGGTGTTGTTCTTGATGGTGATCTGCGCCGGGAAGCGCTCGATCTGCGGCATGCTCCACGAAGAAGAAGTTACAGCCGCGTCGGGGCCCTGTTCTGAGGGGGTTTGCACGGTTTCGCCTTGCTGCAGCAGCGCCAGCAGCGCATCGCCAATACCGCTGCCGTGCAAGGCGCCGCCGATCGCCGTGACCGCTTCCTGCTCATTACCAACGGCGTCGTCTACCTGCCCGCTCGATGAAGAATCAGTGCCCCCAGGCAAGTCAGCATCGCTACCGCTACCAGCAGGACCACCAGCGCTATCGCCAGCATCATCGGCAGTAGCATCAGGGCTACCAGAGTTTTCCCCAGCACCATGAGCGCTGGCATCACCAGGTCCAGGTAAGGCCCCGTCACTTTGATCAGCACCGTCACCACCACCAGCCACAGCACCAGCATCGCTGTCAGTTGAAGCAACTCGCGCATCGCCTTCATCGCCGCCCCCAGGCTGTTGATTTGCACCGTCTGTGCCTACGTCGCCAACCGTATCTGTTGCCAAAGAAACCGGCGCCGAAGCGCCGTTTTCTGAGGTCTGGACGGTATCTACGCTGGCGGTCTTCGCTGCTTTCGCTTTGGACGTACCCTTGGTAGTCGCCATGACCTGACCCCCTTAGTTGCCGCCCAGGGCGTAGATGTTAGTGATCTTGATCAGCGCACAGCCGATGGCCGATTGCAGATGCGGGTTCACCTCGGTGAGGGAGCGGGAGTACAGCGCGGCGCCGCTGACCAGGGTCTTGTCGATCGCCAGCGGGATGAGGGTCTGCGGTACTGCGTCCGAGAACACAATCGGGTTGCGCGCGACTTGTGGGGAGCGGCCGATGCACAGGATTTCGATTGCGTTCTCGCTTTCCTCAACCACATACGGGTCGTAGTACACCGAATACTTGCCCTTGTAGCGGCCCAGCAGGTAGATGCCTGGGCGAGAAGCGATACCCGACGGCACGAAGTCGGTGCTGTCCATGGACAGGAACTGGGACATGCCGATGTCGCCCACGTACATCATCTCCAGACCGTACTCCATGGTCTGGTTGGCCACTTCCTGGTCAACACGGGCCATGAAGGAACCGAAGTCACGCCAGATCATCGCGCGGGTCTTCTCGACCAGCTGGCGATCGGCGTCGAAGTCGTATTCGCGGCTGGTACGGCGTGCCATGCCCTTGGCCTTGCGCAGCGCCATGATGTAGCGCTCGTTCGCAGCCTGGGTACGGGCGGCCTGCACGGCGATGGTCAGGCCATCGGCGCCCAGTTCGGCCTGGGTCTGGGTACGGCTATCCGGGGTGACGGACATCATCACGCGGCTGGCCGAGCAGTACAGGCTGTAGCTGACGGCACGGGTGTTGATGGCGGGGATCAGGTCCGGCTTCTTCTCGAAGTCGATGAAGCCCTGCACCTCGACCACTACGCCAGCCGGCAGAACCGGGTTGAACGCAACCGAACCCACACCGGTTTCAACGTTTACCTGGCCGGTGATCACGTAGTTGGAACCGCCAACGACGGCCTGACCAGACAGCAGCTGAACTGCAGTACCGCTGTCGGAGGACTGCTCACGGGCTACTGGGAAGCCGTCGATGAAAACAGCGGTACGGCTGCGCAGCAATGGCACTGCGTCACCCAGACCGCCAGTGCGGGCGGTGATTTTGAAAGTAGCGGTGGCACGATCGGCGGCGATGTCAGCCGAAACCATACGCTCGGAACGGGTATAGACCTGGCCACCGGAGGTACCGTCAAGAATGTCGCCGGCCTTGTAAGCGCCGAAGTTCGAGCCGGCGATGGCGCTGATGATCGACAGGCGGGATTCGTTGGACTTCAGGTCCGACGGTAGGTAGGCGCCGAACGGGATCGCTTCGGACAGGGCGCCAGTGATAGCGACCGCGATACGGTTCGGTTGGTGAGCCAGGGTGGCCGACGCGTTGTTGTCGCTAACGGCGTCGAGGGTGTAGCCGTCAGGCAGTACTAGGGTGCTCTTGCCGTCGGCAACGTGCTCGGCCTGGGACAGAGCCGCATCGATCATGTCGGCAGACGGGGCGAAACCGTGCTCACGCTCGAAGGCTGCAACGCCGTCCAGCAGGCTCTGCACGGCCAGGGCCTTGTGCTCGTCTTTGTCGATCTGGTCCAGCACCTTCGCCAGGCGCGGCGGCAGGAGCTTTCGGGCATCCGATACGACGTTTTTGATCACGTCGACCGACTGGGCGTTAGTACTGTCGAGCATGTTGCCATTGCCGTCGCTGACGGCGCCGACGAGGGCGGCAACCTTGTATTCCGTGTCCTGCAGACCGGAATTTGGAGCGTAAATATGTTTGGACATACGTTACCTTCAATGCTGATGATGGGCTGCGCCCGTGTCGTTTCAGCAGTGATGGTAAAGACGTGAAACCCCCCGATTTTCGGGGGGTTTGCATGGTTTTCGCTACTTGCGCAGCACGATCAATCGCGCGTTAGCGCTGGTTTGCGCCAGCAGGGCGTTGTCCTGGAACGTTCCCCCGTCCAGCTGCTCGACTTCGGCCCCATGGGCATCAAGCCAGTCCCGGAAAGCCTGGGCCTTTTGGTCCCTACCAAAGAACACGCCTTCGCCAGCGATCGCCACCAAGGTTCCGCCACCGGCCAGCATTTCAAAGGCTTGCATGATGTGCGCCGCATCCCGGCGGTTGCTGAAGGGCGGATTCATCAGGATGGCCTGGTACTTCTGGTCGGGCGTGAAGCCGTCGAAGTCATGGGCAACCACGTTGTAGCCTTTGGCAGTCAGGATGTCGCGAAGCGACCCAGAAATCTCGATCACATCAACTACGCCCCCAGCAGCTTTGGCTGCATCGGCCAGGTTTCCATTGCCTGCGCTTGGCTCCAAAACCCGCATGCCTTCCTTGACATGGGCCAAGCGCGCCATGCGCTGGGCAACGTGCGCGGGCGTTGGGAAGAAGTCGATGCCGACCTTCTGGCCAATGATTGCCCGCTCGGCCACCTTCACGGGGTCTTCCTTCACCTTCTCGGCCATCAGCGGTACCAATTCGCGGATAGCCGCCTGCAGCGAGGCCGTGTCAGTGATGCCCATCCTTTCCAGGCGATCAGCTGCGGCAATCGCCTCCATCGGGTCTTTCAGGTCCCAGTTCTCTCCCACCTGCTTCAGGACGGCAGCAGCCTTGCGGGTAATGGCGATGTCCTCCGGCCGCAAGGGAAACCGCTCTCCTCGTTCCGTACCCATCTTCTTCAGAGCGGCGATCAACCGGCTGTTCCCGGTCGGTGCCTTCTTGGCCATTGTTTCGGCTGCGTTGGAAAAACGGTTGCCCCATGACTGCGGCCGCGGGAACTTCACGTTGCGCAAGTCGTTGTCGTCAAACGGTCGGCCTTTGCGCCGCTGCTGATCAGAGTAAGTCAGCGACCGGTCAGATTCATATTGAGCCGCACCCATGGCGCGCTGCAGCTGATCAAGCTGCGCACGACTCGCGAGCTTGGCCAAGGCGCCACCAGAGCCGACTTCGATCGCATCCGCAATATTGCTGAGCGTATGCCCAGCAGCCTTGTTCGCAGCTGCCTTTTCCAAGGCATAACCTGCTTCGCGAGCGCGCTTGGCCGTATTGGTCTTGCGATCAGCACCCAAGCTGTCATCAGCATCGCCAATGGCCTTGTTTGCAACCTGGCGCAATTTCTCCACCTGGTTGGCCAGCAAGGCCCTGGCGCGTTCTTCAGCCTGGCGCTGTGCGGTGGCCATAGCTTCGGCCTGCTGCTCTGCTGTCATCACCACTGGCGCGGGAGCTGCCTGGATGTGGCCAGTATCGCCGCCCAGGTGCTTCTCACGGATGAAATAGCCGCCGTTCATCTTCCACGTGTAGGGATCGATTGCCTTGGCCTGGACCAGGGTCAAGTCCGTGCGAATGATGCCGCGCAAGACTTTGCCTTTCTTCGTGGTGTACTCGATGATTTCCGGCGCCGGTTGGGAAGGTGCCTGTTCAGCCTCTGGCGTCAGTACCTCACCGTCCATGAACAGGTTCAGCACCAAATGGCCAGCATCATCGAGCATGACAACGCCGACGCCATGCTCTACACTGGAATCGAGCCAATGCCCCGAATTGTGATCGGGGGAACGTTGGCTCATTGAGGCGGTGCCTGTGCCGAGTGAATGCCCTGAATAGTGATCAGGGGAACATTCATTCGAGTCCAGCATCGCCTTTTCTTTTGGCGGCTCGACTAGCAGGTCGTAATACAGCTGGCCACTTACATCTTGCTCCACTACCAACCGAACCGCGATCGGCTCACCAGCGAGCTTAACCGTCGCCTTCAGGTAGAAGTACGCTTCCACCGTAGTTTTCTTGTCCCGCTTGTGGTTTTCACTACGCTCGGCGGCAGTCGCTTGTCTGATGATCTGCGGTACCGCATGTAGTAGCTTCAGCTTTTTTGGGTTGCCACTGAACGCCATCGTTTCTTTGATGCCGCGCTGACGAATTTCGACCTTTCCACCCAGCACTGGGCAATCAACCATTTGCCCGCGGATGCTTTCAAGGAAGGCCTTGGCCGCTGCTCGCAACTCCTTTTTTCCCTCAGGTGTGTCGGGGAATTCACCAAACTCGGTACCGCTCAGCTCGAGAAGCTTGGCATCAGCTTGTTGCGGCGGGATTTGGGCAGCCGGGCCTGCTTCGGGTTCGTCCTGGCCCACCGACTGAGCGTTACCCAGCAGATTTCGGATCTTCAGCCCGCGGGCCGCAAGACGCACGCGTTCCAGCGGCGCTATATCGTTCGCTGTCAGCCTTTCTCGGATAGTAGATAATTCAGCACTAAGGCGCGCTAGTGCTATAGGCGTCAAAATGCTTTCGGTGCTTAGATCAGTCATTGCTTACCCCAAAGATGGCATCCAGCAGCGCGGTTTGTGTCATGGCCTTCTCGAACGCCTTCTCATCGCGCAGGGTCTTGAACAACTGGTCGAATGCCGCATTGATGCGCACGCGCTCATCGCCCTCGGGATAGGGCTTGAACGGCATACCCAGTTCGGGAAAGTGGTGGTGCTTGTTGTCCGCCAAGCAGCTCAGGTAATCATTCCTGCGCCCCTGCTCAGCCAATCGATCCTCCAAGTAGGCCTGGAAAGCGCGGGCGGCCATTTCATGAGGCTGCGACCAGTATTTGCCGGCCACGCCTTCGTCCAGGTTCAGGGCCTCGCGGTAGAAGTCCGACACAGGGATGCCGGTGGCGGCAGTTACCTCGGTCGCGTCATCGGGGGCGTAGTAGGCCGCGGCCAGCGTTCGCCACTGAGCCTTTTGCTTCTGCAGACTTTTTACCTTCGGCTCCCCAAAAGCATCGTCTACGGCCATTACGGCATGCTCGACACTTCCGGCTTGCTTGATGGCCAGTGCTACGCCGCGCAGGTTGTCGCGCCCGTCCAAGTTGAACTTGGCGGTGGCCCGGGCGCTGGGATTGATCTTGATGGTTTCGGTCAGGCGCACAGCACCGGTGGCCATGGCATCCTGCAGTTCGTACATGCGAGTGCGTATGGGGCCTTCTGGCATCACCTCAGGGTTGAGTGTGGCGTACTCGCCGCTGGTCCCTTCTTCACCCCGAAGAAGGCTCGGCAGGATGTTGTCCAGCGCGTGAAGTACTTCATGCCCAAGGCTGCCCCCGCCGTTCATCTTCGTCATGTTGATGACGCGTTCGATGGGGTCATACGAGGCCACGGCCGCGCCTTTGCCGCCGGTGCCGCGCGCACCAAAAGCCATGGCTAGGCGCCCACCAAAGCCCAAGTACTCCTCGTTAATGCCGAGGACATCAGCCATGTCCTGCATGGCGCCCGCTGTCTGCTCTACATGCCACTTGGCGCTGACAAAGTCGCTGAGCACCCAGTTACCCGACTGCACGGCGCGGAAACCACAAAGCCGCTCCAGTTCCCGGGTTGAGGCCACTGCCACCGGCCGGCCACCAACCCGCTCGAACTGCTCAACCACTTTCAGGGTGAAGGTTATTCGCTTCTTGCTGGCTCGCTTGACTGGTTTGGCTCTTTCCTTGGTGGCCCAGTCCCAGCTTGGGGGATCGCCTGCCTTGGCGTTTGCTACATGGCCCGCGAAGCTATCTGACCCCCGCAACTTGCGGTACATGGTCGCTTTGATGAACCGCTCGCCCAGCGATGCCCAGGCCTGCGCCTCAGGACTTTTCAGGTTGCGCGCCTGGGCCGCATCGGTAATGGCCTGCTGTTCCTGCCAAACGTCGTTGTATTGCTCGCGCAGGCTGCTGATTTCATCCCTGGTGGCTGCCAGCTCGTCGCCCCATGCTTTTTTGGCCTGGTCGTAGACTGCAGCCGCGTCAGCCACGGACTTTTCGTGCTCTGGCTCGATCTTCCAGCCACGCTTGATCCGATGGTCATAGGCGTGCTGGGCCTTGGCGCTTGCCGCACTGGCCGTGTACATGGCGTTCTGTAACGCCGTATTTGCCTCCTCGATCCCTCGGCGCTGCGCGGACAGCTCACGCCCTTTGGCCACCAAAAGGGTATAGCGCTCTGACTCCTCGGCATTGAGTCGGGTACCCAGCAACTCGCCGGCGATTTCCTTCATGGTGCCGGTTACGTCGTCGACCGTCTTGGCCTGCTCGAGGCGAGTGCGCAGCGTTTCAATGCCCAAGGCATACGATTTACGTGCCTGAGGATTATCCTCACTGGGCATCACCGCCACCGCGGCGTAGACGCGATCCACCAGGTAGCCTGCCTGCGGCGTCATGCCGCCAGCTTGCAGGCCTTCCCAATCCACCTGGCCGAACAGGTTGGACTTCTTGATGAGCTCCCGGGCCTGGCGCGGGTTTTCTTCCAGGGCCTTGAAGTCGATATCGGTGACGCGAAGCATCTGCCCAGAGTCCCGGGCAGATTTGATCGCAGCCGCAGCCAGCTCCTTGCGGCTGCCGGAGATATAGCCCGTGTCTTGATAGCGGTAGTTGGCGCTGTTGGGGTCGTCGCTCAGCTCGTCCTGCGCTTGAAGGGCTGCGGCTTGGCCAGGATCGGCTGCAGCTGGGGCACTTTGAGTGTCGGGCACTCTGCCGCCAAGCCGCTGGAATAGATCCAGGGCCTCAGCGGTGGCCCGGACAACTTGAAGGGCGTGGAGAGCTCCACTTTGCAGCTGCTCGCGCAGAGTCAGCAACCTGGCACTGAGCCGGGCTTTTTCGATGGGTGATAGTGCCATTTCCTCGGCCTGCTATGGGGGTGCAAGCCGATATTTTGAGGCGGTGGAAATGGCCTAAATCGGGGCGCTTTCCGCCCCGTTGAAGCATCAGAACGCGGCAATACGCTCGAGCAGGATGTCGTGAACCACGCCCTGGGCATCTAACTGCAGCAACAGACGGGCCTGCTCTGCTTCCGGTACCGAAGCGAACATGGCCGACTTGGTGAATGCGGTCAGCGCGGTGTGGTTCACCGCCAACTGTGCACGCTCACCCAAGACAGCTTGCTGAGATGGAGGCAAATGACCGATATGGCCGAGCTCGATATGGGCAGATTCGAATGCCTCTTTGCTTTTCCATTCGGTCTGGCCATCGGCTGCTTTGACGACGTAGCCGGCTTGGCCGTCGCGCTCCTGCTCCCACGCGGTCACTACCTGGGGAATGCTTACAAACTGTTGAGTCATCGCTTGATGCCTTGAGACGAGTTATTAGAGGGGTGCATTGTCGACGCCCGTACAAGGGCTATTCGGCGCCACTTTGCGCATGCGCGACGAAAACGTACCGCTGGCAGAACATGTCCAAAGGCAACAGCTCGGTTGCATCGGTGTTGGGGCTTTTGAGCTCGACACCGCAATCATCGAAGTCCACCAGAAGCCACTTGCGCACCTTGTGCATCAAAGTGTGACGGGGGTTGTCCTGGAACATGTCACCGGGCCTCCAGGTTGCAGGGTCATTCATGAGCACCTTGCGGTTGGGCTTGGGCGGTGCAGGCGCTGGTACGGCATTGACCTGGACGACTTCTGGCTCAGCCTCAGGCGCTGGATCTGGCTCATCTTGCACGTCAGCCTGGCTGCCAAACAGATGAGCCAGGGAGGGGCACGAAAGCACGTCAGCAAACGACTTGTACAAATCGCCATGGTTTTCACTGGGCTTCAGCAAGGCCGGAATCGTCGGCTCGAGGAGTTCGACTTTCAGGCCAAGATGCGCCAGTTTCGTCCCTAGCTCGCCGGCCAATACGGCGCGATGCGTATCACCCACCAAGATAACGCGCTGCGCGATATCAACTACCTTCCCCACGCGCTCTAACTCCTGCAGAACGCCTTCAATACCCCGTTCTTGTTGCTCAGACATGTGCCGCTCTCCCTGGTTTAAGGTGCCCGCTGGGCGTATCACCGGATTATCAGGCAGCACAAAACCCCCGAAATACGGGGGTTTGCACCATTTACGGATTAGGCGTAAACGCGCCTTAATGATTAAGGCGCCTTTGACTTATTAGGGCTGAATGACCTATAGACGCCTTAATGCTTTTAGCGCCTTCGCGTTCCCTTCAGGCCGCTAACTTGGTCATTCTCCTGCGGGGGTAGCCACCCAGTGTGAGACTGGCCTGATAGGCCTCAACCTGCTGCCGGATCTGCTGGAGCTCATCGGCGCCGCGGGCGTATTCAATCAGTTCAGACCCTTCGCGTTGAACGGTCAGCGTCTGGCCGTCGGCGCGTCGGCCAACCAGTTCGAAACCTTGCTTGTGCTGCTTGACGCTGATCACCTGAACAAACTCTTTGCGCATCTGGGTGCAGAACCACAGGTGCTGGCCAGCGCTTACCGAGTGCACCGGTGTCAGCAACAGGTCGCGCATGTAGTCGCGCGCCACCCGCCCGCGGCGGGTGAGGATTTGCCCGGTCCCAGAGCATGGGAAGCACTTCCGGACCAGGCCGGTGGCGGATGGGCGTTCACCTGAGGCGTTGCACCTGGTGCATGGGACTGAATCGAAATTTGGGCAGAACGGGTTGCCTTGGTTCATGACGATATCTCTGGCTGAAATGTCGGATTGCAGCCAAATCCTAATTAGGCACCTTTATGTTGTAAAGCACTATTGGCACTATAAGCACTATTGTCGTTTAAGCTCTATGCAGACCCTGAGCAAATCCAGTTGACATACATTGTACAAATAGTCGTACAATGTACGTCAGACAACGTACAGATATGCGCGTACTGAACACGCGCACCACCTAGCCTACTCATGCCTCAACAGGCCTGTCCGAGGGCGGTGAAAAACCGCCAACACTTGGGTGCGACTCCCAGGAGGAACCAATGAACGTACTTACATTTAGCCAGGCTCGGGCCGGCCTCAGGCAGGCACTCGATGATGTATGTCGGGATCACGAACCCGCCATCATCACTCGGCAACGCGGCGACCACGTAGTCATCATGTCCCTTGAGGACTACAACGCCATGGAAGAAACCCTTTACCTTTTGGGGTCAGGGGAAAATGCCAAGCGTTTACGAGAGTCGATTGCTTCGCATAAAGCCGGAAAAGCCTTGAATAAGGAAATTTTCCTCAATGTCGCAGAATCTGAAACAGAAGAATAAAGACCAAGCTCGCGCGGAGGTCAGTGTGTCTTTTGTCCCACATGCGTGGGATGACTATCAGTACTGGAGCGAGACAGACGTAAAGAAGCATCAGCAGATCAACGCGCTTATCAAAGCGATCTTGCGCACTCCGTTTACAGGGATCGGGCGTCCAGAACCTTTGAAAGGCGACTTGGCCGGCTACTGGTCACGTCGAATCGATAAAGAGCACCGTTTGGTCTACTGCTACGAACAGGGTGTGCTCACCATTATGGCGTGCCGTTACCACTACGGATGATCATCAAAAAGCCCGCAAATGCGGGCTTTGTTGTCTCTGCGTGGGGTCAATTACAGCGCGTCGGCGGTGACCTTCAGGGCGTAGTCTCGGAAAGCATTCGATGCCTCCTCGAACAGGTCTTTCAGCTCGCCTTCACCAAACTTCTCGTAGATGGTTTCGAGCCGGGCCAGCACCTGGTCAGGTGCCCCCAGATCGGCATCACCTGCAATGAGGCTGTCCAGGTAGGCTTTGGCTTGCTTCAGGTCGTCGTCCACGTCAGGCTCCGGGGCGGGTTCTGGGGATGGCTCAGCAGCAGGCGCCGCCGGCGGTGCGGCGAACATATCGCCCTGGTCGATCGCAAACAAGCCTTCACCATACTCCTGCTCAAGCTTGCGATTGGCCGCGGCCACAATATCGGTGAAGCTGGCTGGCTCATCACCAAACAGCCCAGCCGTCTGTTTGCGCGCGTTCTCGCTTTCCACAAACTGGGCCATGGCTTTGAAAGCGGTGCCCATACGCTTGGCGCTGCGATTGTTCGCCTGGATGAATACGGCCATGGCAGCCACGGCCGGGTCAGTACCGCCAAACATGTCGCCCTGGCGCAGGAACTCATCCAGGCCCATGCCTGAGTCCTTGGCCTGGCGCAGCAGGTTGGTGGCCGCGATGATCGCACTCACCGCCTCCTGATTCAGCGACAGCTCTACCGAGTCGGCAACCTGGCCACCTGCGGTTTCAGCGCCTATACGGTCCAGGCTCTTGGCTCGCATGAAGTCTGGGGCGGCACTATTCAAGGCTGCGACGATGTTAGCAATCTCGGGCTTGGCCACGTCCGCCGTGAGCTCAAGAAGGCGATCGTCCGAGTAAGCGCCAGCGAACAATGCCGCCTGCAGGCGGTTCAGCAAGCTACTGGTGGGCTTGCCGTCGGTGGTCAGGTACTGGGCGGCCTCGGCGTCGCCCAGGGACTGCAAGAAGGCCGCCACAAAGTCGCGGTTTGCCGCGCTACTCAGGTCACCATCTGCCAGCTTGGCTAGCATGCCGGCATCCAGGCGGCGGGCATCGCTGCGAGCCTTCTCGGTGGCAGTCTGCGCCAGCTTGTCGTCCTGGTTGGCTTCCACAGCGAACGCCACCCGATCGATCGCGCTAGTACGCACGCGGACCAGGACAGGGGCCTTCAGGCGCTTGATCTTGGCCAGGTCGACGCCGAAGTACTCCGCGTTCTCCTCCAGCCATTCGCGGTATTCGTCGGCCAGCCCGAGGCGGTAGGCCTCACGGATGGCCATCGCCCGGCCGTTGCCCGATTCCACCACGCGGTCAGGTCCCACGATCGGTGCGCCGGTATCAGCGCGCTGGGTGCGCCCTAGGCTATCCGGGTCGAGGTTCCGGGCCGTCTTCTGAACCCAAGCCTGGGAAGTACTTCGGGCGCGATCCCGCGGCTGAATTTCTGCAGGGTAATCAGGATTGACCGTACCGTCGGCGCTGTGGCTGATCACAAGCTTGCTGGCATCAATGACCTTGAAGCCGGTGGTTACCTTGCTGCCTTTGGCTGTCTTCACGACGCTGTCACGCCCTTCTGGTGCGATTTCACCGGTATCCTCACCGTCCTGGCCATCAGCAGCCAATGCAGCCTGAGCGGCCTCCTGGGCGCGTTCCTCCAGGTGAGCTGCAAGCATGGCTGCCTCGTCCGGAGTTTGGGGCTCAACGGCTACGGCTTTGGCCACCGCATCAGCGGCATCAGCCGGTGTCTTGCCTTCTGCATGCAATTGCTTCATGAGCGAGGCCTGTGCCATTGCCATACCGTCAGCATCGCCGCGCCCGATATCCAAACGAGCGGCTAACGCGTCGAGTACGTCACCTTCCCATTGGTCGTAAGACGGCACAGCAGCCTGCTGCTTGGTGAGTTCCCGGAGTCCGAACCCATCTGTACCGGCTTTGGCAGCCCGTACAAGTGCGCTGCCCACGTCTGCCATGAGCTGCTCTTTCGTGCGGGCGGCGCCCATATTGAAGCCTGCTTTCAAGATCAGCGTGCGCAGTTCATCCAAGGTTTTGATCGCTTCAGTCACCTTCAAGGCTGCATCAACATCCCCCGCCTTGAGCGCGTCAGTGAACCTTGCCAGGTTGTCACGCGTATCAGGGCTAGGCGACGGTTCGTTGAAAAGCGATGCCTCGCGAGGTGCGGCCTTTTTCGCCGCCAGCTGGGCGGTTAGGCTCTCAATCTGCTTGTCCAAGTCGGCCAGCTCAGCGGTCTTGCTGGCCTCATCTGCTTTCAGCTGCTCGAGCTTGGCATCGTTCTCGACCTTATTTGCATTGGCCTGGGCAAACTTGGCGCTGTTCTTCTGCACCAGCTTCATGATGCGCCGGGATACCTCACGCGGGTTAAGGTCCTGGCCGCGCTCGGGCGCCACGGTGATGGTGATGTCTTTCTTGTTGAGGACCCATTTCCAGCTCACCAGTTCGTCAGTTGGAGTCAGCTTGTTGGGCGTGCTGTCCGGGTTATGGAAGAACACAGAGACGGTCTGCCCGTCATCCATTACAAACAGCATGGCCACCTGTGTCGTGCCGCGATTCTTGAAGGGCTTGGAGACCTCCACGCTTACCGGCTTCACCTGGTCCGCTGCCACTTGCATGACCCTCAGGAACTGGTTTGCCTTGCGTTCCATCTGCTGATGCTCGATCACCATGGCATCGAGCATGGTGCCATCGGCGCCGCTGGCCAGGTGTTCTTCGATGTCAGCCATCGTCACGCAGTCCATGAGCAGGTTGTCTGGGTCCTGCGCACGCAGCTGATACAGCACGCTACCCAGAGTCAGGCCTGCGGGCTGTTGGCCGGCGCTCCAGCTCACGTATACATCGGTCATGCTCAACTCCTCGTCGTTCTTCCACAGATCCGCCGGCGTCAGCGGGGTGCTCATGTCGCCGTTCTTGAGCCAGAACTTGAATTGCTTGATGGTGCAGCGCGTCAGGCTGCCCAGGCCGGTCCAGCCCTTCTCGTAGCTGTTCAGGTAGGCAGCGCGTGCTGACTGCTCATCAGCAAAGCCCAGCATGACTTTGTGCTCATCGAACGCACCGTCACGGCTTACCTGGTTGATGACGAACACCTGCAGGCTTTCTGGTACCGGTCCGATGAAGATGTCTACGGCGTCACCGTCAGCACCTTTGGTGCCGTTGATATAGCCGTAGTGGGCCATGCACAGCACTGACCAGGGTTCCCCGTCCTGCTTGCCCCGGCGGGACTGGAACATCGGGGTTTCGATGGTTATGGGCATGCCATGCAGGCGGGCACTGCCCTTGGCGTAGTTGCCGGCGCGGATCTGCGCAGGGGTAGGGCTGGCCTTGGAGCCAGCCCCGAAAGCTCCCGAATGGGCGGCAGCCTGAATACTTGCAAACGTGTCAGCCATGGCTGGTGAGCGCTCCTTTTCAAAGCGCTTACGATATCGCCAGCTTGGGCTAGGATTTGCGGGGGTTTTCCGTGAAAATCGAAGCGCTACATTCGTGCATCAATGGAGGCAGCAAATGAGTCAATCCGTACAACAGGCAGAGGCAGCTCTGGCTGCTGCGAACGAAGCCTTTATGGATGAAATGGAGCGTGATGCTGCCCGTGGGGAGGGGAGCGGTCGTCTAGAAATTCTTCGTGAGAAGAGGCAGCGGGGATTGAGCGCTGAAGTAGACCGGTGTGAGCAAGCTCTAGAGGCTGCTCGGCGCGGAGAGAGTGACTAGGGAAAGGTCACCAGGCCAAGCGTAGCTCCGTGTATCGGTAAGCTTTCTCACGGCTGAACCCGTACAGCAAAAAAGGCGCTTAGAGCGCCTTTTTCATTAGGACCGGATATCAGTCCAGCTTCACATCGAACTCAAGCGCCTCAACCAACTTGTTCAACGCCTCCGACGGGCCACGCATGCCTTTAGCGGCAGCGTACAGACGGATCTTGCGAGCGTTCTTCTCGGTGAAATGAACGTTGATCCGATCAATGCCGTCCTTGTCTGTCGATTTCGTCTCTGCAGGCGAAACTCTCGAGCTGGGACGACCTGCTGCAAGGGTGGGTTTGTTGGTGCTCATGCTTCACCTAATATCTACTGATTCGTGGGCCCAGAGGCTTTGCAAGCCATCATAGACACTTAGGCGCCCAAGTGCCATAGGCGCCTAAACACCCAAAGCGCCTTAACGCTTCGAAAGTTCCAGGACCTCATCTTTCAACGCTCGAATCTCAGCAGCTGCAGCGCCGCGCGGGTAAGCACTCATTGGCGTACGACCATCGATTGCGCACTTCTTGTAGTCCTGGCGGTCGTGCAGGCGCGTTTTGAGCACTGGGAGCCCGTACCCGGCCAACGCCTCACCAACCAGGCCGTAGAGCACAGTCCCTTCCTCGGCCTGGGTGACCACGAAATATGCTTTGAGAGGACGCGGGCCACCTTCACGGGCCTCCATGTTCATTTTGATCATGTCTACCAGCTCACTGGTGCCCCAGATGTCGGGTGGCGATGGCTGGACAGGGATCAAAACGATATCGGCTGCCTTGACGGCGCTCATGGCCAGTTCGTTCGCTTTGGATGCACCATCAATGATACGGAACTGCTCTTTGAGGGGGGGGACAGCCTTGTCCAGTACAGGGCGATCTACGCCAAGCACGCGAACGCCGAACGGATTACCAGATGCGTAGGCCATGGCTTCCCAGTCACGGGCGGTGCCTTGAGGATCTGAGTCGACCAGGACGACATCAAGCCCGGACTCTGCCATGGCTTCACCAAGCCCGATCGCAGTTGTGGTCTTGCCAGCACCGCCCTTCTGATTGAGCACAGCATAGGTGACCGTGTGATCGAACGGGGGAGTCACCAGCTCCTGAGTAGTTTTCTCAACAGCTTCTGCAAGCTGATGCTTGGCTGGATCTTTGGACATGTAACCCCCTAAAGCAGTGTGTCTGGCTTGAATGTTGGGGGCAGTGTAGCGGGTTCCACACATCAATCAATAGCGCCATAAGCACTAAGGCACCAGTAGCATCACAAACATCAAGAACACTTAGGCGCCTTTGACACCTAAAGCACCATGACGCTTTAATGCTCAAAAGAAAGCCCCGCATTTGCGGGGCCTGGGTGCTTCGGGTGGTGATCAACGAGCTGATCGGTTCTCGACTGAGGCGACCATTTCACCGCCTACGGTCTGGGGCCAAAGACCCTGCTCGGCCATTACCTTGCGCATTGAGGCATCTGCGATGGCCTGGTCATAGTCAGCTTTGCCAGCGGTACCGAACCCTACCGCCAAGCCAATGCCGGCGAGCAAAGCGATGACGTCGTTACGGTTGATGCGGACCTTAGAATTTGCATTCGTCATGGGGATTTCCTTTGTGTCTTCTGGCTGAAGGTTGGGAAATCGAAGGTATCACCACAGATCCATACGCACAAGCAAATATTACTATTTTTAGTAATTTAACGGGAGTTTAAAGCTTGAAAATTCTGTGCACGATTGGCGGGTACGGCTCGAACGGTGCTGACGCTGTAACCATTGCAGCTCACCGCACGCCTGATGGAACGCTGGCCATCGTCAAGCAAACGGAGAAGTGCATTCTGGAGCGCCAGGAAGGTATGGCGCTGGTGACCAACTTGAAGCTTCCGGCCTACGACTCGCTGTTCAAAGAGGAACACCTGAGCGATGCGATTCGTTCGTACAGGGAAATGGTAGGGCAAGACAGATTGACGTTCAGCGAACGCGCAATGCGCTATAAGCCGCGGATCGAAACCGATGGTATCGATGAGAAGGGGCAGCAATACCGACTGGACCCCAATATCGACAATGCCCAGATGGCCATCCTGGCGATCGTGCACTTCGTCGATCGCCAGTTTGCTATCACCAGCAGCGCGAGCATGGCGGACCGTGTGGCCAAGCTCTACGCCATCATGTCCATCTAGTCGTTGGCGGCGAAAGGCTCGCCATATACGTCATACCCGGCGTCCTCTAGGGCGCTGTTGCCCTTCGCGGTGACGATGTACAGACCGTCCGTGGCTTCAACCAGGCCAAGGCCCAAGAGCTCAGCCAGCGCTTCCTGGCTCTTGATATCGCCGTCCTCTGCTGCGGATATCGCGGCGATCGCCACCAGCTGCTCCAGACCGGGCTCAGTCAGCGCTTTGCTTGCGCTATCGAGCATGCTGATGGCCAGGCGGAACGATTCGGCGCACCGCTTCTCGTAATTTGCCTGTTCCAGGTTGCCGGCGGCCTGGTTGATCGGCTGGTTCGTCTCCACCACATCCAAAGCGATGCGTAACTGTGCCACAGCGTCCGCTGTAGCGGCGCTGTCGAGCAATTCGGGCTTGGCCGTCACCACGTCACAGGCAGCGATGTACGCTGCTGCAAAGGGCATTGCCGGGCCTTGCTCGTCCACAGTTTCACTGGAGTCGGTCATGGCGCCCAGCTGCTGCTGCAGGTCGGCCACGGTGGCACGCCGCTCGGCAATCAGGATATCCAGCTGCGCTCCGCGCTCAGCCAACACGGCGGCCATCTTCGGCTTCGGCGTGGTCATCCCGGGAGGAAGCGCAATAGCCTTGCGCGCCTGGGCCTTCTGGAACGCGGCCTGGTTCTTTTCAGCCAAGGCGGCAATTTCAGCTACTGCCTTGGCAGTGTCGTCGTGGGCTTTGATCGGTACGACGGTGCTATTGAGCAGCACCTGGAAGATGTCACCGGTGGCTGTCACGCGAAGTGTGACAAGTTGGCCGCTGGCCAGGGTCAGCACCGCCTGACGGTAGGTGACGCCGTTGGTGCGCTTGGGCTTGTCGATGAACTCGGTACCGGCAACGGCCTGGCCGGCGCGGATCATCAGTTGTTTGACCTTCTTCAGCGCACCAGCCGCACTGGCAGCGCTGGAGAAATCGAGAGGGTTTGTTGCCGGCATGGTATGCCCCCATGGTGTAGGTATGGGGGCAATTGTGCGGCACCACGTCAGCCCTGGTTGGCAGGCCTTTGCACCTATCCCACCAAGACGTTGGCCGATCCGGTCGCTGTGTCCGTGCAACTGGCCGCATCGCCTGCACGGCAGATGGCCAGCCCACAGGCGAATACTGTGCCGCTCCCCCCAACCATCACCGGGCCGGCGTGCGCCGCTACCCCGTGGCCGGATACACCAGCACCGACAACTGCGACCGGCGCCCCGTTGACCAGCACTGTCGGCGCCAGATTGCCATTGATCACCCCGCCCGCTGTGTCGATACCTACCCGTGCTGCTCCTGGCATATAGCCTCCTGTTAGTTGAGTTTGATCACACCAGCAATCGCTGCGATCTGCGCGCCGGTCAGTTTGATGCTCGACCCACCCACCACCAGGTTGATGGCCGTCTTCGCCGTTAGGTTGATCGTATCGGCGTTGATATTGACCACCTCGCCAGCATTGATGTTGGCCACCTGGTCGGCATTGAGCTCGATGTTGTCATGATTCCAGCGGCGCCAGCCCACGACGTTTCCGGTATTGGGGTTTCTGTAACCGGTGATGATGGGATACCGAGGGTCGCCAGCTTCGAAGGCTACCCATACGGGAAGTCCCTCAACTAGGCGAATCTCAGTGTCTTTCGAGTCATCCCCTATGGGGTACTCGATCTGCGCCAAGGGCCAGACATCTGCACCGTCCGTGTAGGGAGGCACCTCTACCCGTACCTCTCTGGCATTCCTGTCCACGCTGCGTATGAAGGCTGGCCAGCGATCAAATGGCATTCTCGAGTCTCCCAAGCCAAAGCCTGCTACGGCTCTCCTGAGCCCCTTCAAGGTTCTCCATCGCATGGAGCGCCGTAATCACTATCAGGTTCTCCCCGGCCACCTGCAGAACGTCTCCCGCAAGGATCTGCTGGCAGATGGTGCTATCCACCGTATTGGCCCTGACCAGCACGCTTGAAGCGTTGCGCAGCCGGCGCACGTCTGCTCGAGGCCGGTAGTCGATGGCTCGCACCTGACTGTTGGGTCCATTTACCAGGCCAGCGTTAACGTTGGTGCTGTAGTAGCTCGGTATCTCTTGCAGCTGGAGGTAGTCGCTTTCGATCTTCGCCGTGCTGTCGATCTGGCCAATGCTATCTACCGGCACCTGTTTGGCCATGTCAGCCAAACGCATAGCGCCGATGCGGCCCTTGCGCATGATCAGGGCGGCGCCTTCTTCCTGGAGGATCTGCACCAGTGGAAAGCTTGGGATCTTGCCTTTGAAGCATGAAAACCGAGGCACCGCGAAGTCGTTTTCAACCTGCGCGTAGGCACCGCACGCGCGGTACGCTGCCCCGAATGTGGTGTTCTCCTGGATCACGGCCATGGAGCGGGCGCTGGCGATCGCCGCACAGTTGCGCAACAGCGCCGTTACCTTCATCGCTTGTTGCTGGTTGGCGCCCTGGACCTGGCCCAGGGGTTGGCCGCGGTCCGTCTTAACGATTAGGTACTCGAGGTTTTCACGACCGGACCATACCGAGGCCCCCGCCTTTACCCGCTCCTTCACCCCATCGATCAGCTTCACGGTGAACTCAAGCGTTCGGGGTACTGGGGCCAGATCGGAGCGATTGCGCCAAGCAAGAACCACGTCGGTAGGGACCATATCCCCCCCTTCGCGTAGGAACACGTTCATTCCAACCGGCTCCAGCTGGTGCCGCCTGCAGACGTATTGCTGCGCGTCTTGGCTGCAACGTCATCAATTTGGATTTCCTGCACCAGCGGGTAGCCAGGCGGGTTGTGTGCAGTACCGTCGTTTGGCTCATCTGGACCAGGTGCATCCAGGTGCGGGACCGTGCATTTGAGGATGAAGTCAGCGGCCAGTATCTTGATGTTCTTCAGGCTGGTCTTGACCTCCATCCAGTCGATGCGATTGGTTTCAAGGGTTATTGGGCCTGGGATGCTGTACTGCCCGAATCGATAATCGGCGGACAGGTAGCGGTTGCTCGGCCGCTTCACGAATGCTGACAGCTGGCCGCACAGGCTCTTGGCCGAAGTGCTCTCGCTGGCGATGACGACCACCTGCAGGCGCTGGTCGACCAGAGAGTGCTGATAGCCGTACCAGGACCCACCTTCCTCAATCTGGAGCAGGCGACGGGCGATATGATCGCCGCCGAAGTCAGCGCCGGTGCCCAGGTAGTTCGGGTCCACAGCCATCAAGACGATCGGAAACAGGGTATTCGCACCGTCAGGACCGTTCATGTTCTTGCGGTAGGCCGCCAGCATGTCTTCGGCCGCATCGATCATTCGCATTGGCGCCCACATCACAGCCTTGCTGAATGGTCTGGCCCGAAAGCCCTCTACGGGCTTGGTATTGGCATACAGCTCGCTGAACCAGCGGTTCATGTACTGCCCCCACGCCGCATTGATCTGGTCAAAGCTGCCGTTTAAATCTTGCGCCATCATGTCCTCGCAAGCGCCAGCGCGAGGCTGGCGCGTTATGTGGGCTTCGCCTTACTCGGCAGAACCTTTAGTGCTCTTAGTGCTTTTTGCACCTTTAGTGCTTTTGGTGCTAGTGGCGCCTGAGTCACCAGGTGTTTCTGCCACGGCTTGGACGCTGGTGCTTTCGGTGCTTTCGGTGCTTTCGGTGCTTGGTGTGTCTTCAGCTGCCAGCTGTTCGGCCAAGTCTTCGAAATGCACGCTCGCTAGCCAGAGATTCACAGCGTCAGCAACAGGTGCGGCTGGCCAGTCGCTGACGCTCGGCAGGATCTGCATGGGCTCAAGCCGGCCCAGAAGCACCAGGTAAACTTCCCATGCCTTGAGCCGTTCAACCTCTTGGACGGTGGCCATTTCAAGGCGAACGGCCAGCGTGAGCCGCCCAATGTTCTCTTTTGCCAGCTGGGTAAGGTGCTGCTGCTTGAGCAACGCGTTTTCCTTCAATGCAGCGGTTTTCAGGGCCTGGTCTTCAACCCAGGCTGAGCCGTCCCACGTAGTGAACCGGCCTTGTGGCTCGAGGAAGGTATAGGTGTCCGGAAGATCGCCCAAGGCGCCCCAGACCACAGCCTCCTGTGTTTCGACGCTGTACACAGTCTTGCCACGATGGTCGACTACCTCTACCCAGCTGCGACCATCCTGCTCGAGGACCATCACATGCCCAGGTTGGGGTGTCGGGGCTTCCCCAATGACTGCCAAGCCAGGGATCAACCACACACCACGTTCCAGAGGGCTGGGGTCGGCTGTGCCAATGCCGGTGAACTCACGGGTGTAGGGGTTGTAACTACTCACCCGTGGTGCCTGGATGCCTTCAACTTTCCACCAACTTGTTACCGGCGCTGCGCTCTCATTCTGTGGCTCGGTCTGTTGTTCGATTTGTAGGGTCATAGCTAAAACCTCAATATTTGATGCAGGGCAGGTATGCGCGGTTGACTGGGCGTGCTTCGTCGCCACCGCTGTCATGAACGCTCACGGTGTGAACGTGCGCCGGGTATGTGCTGGATGTCAGCGTCTGCGTGCCGTCGCTCAGCTGGTCGCCAAACACAGCGTTACCCCCCTCCATCACGAAACCGGCGGTAATCCTTTCGCGGATAAACGTCATCGTATGGGAGTGCGCACCGGCAGCGGCTGTATAAGCTTTGTGGTTGTGCGCGGCGTTCTGGCCTTCCTGGATCGAGCCGAAAACCCGGCCAGGGTCATAGTCGGCTCCGTCCGACCAACCACGAACAAATAGGCCGCGGTCATCCGGCAGGTTGAAGGTGTTCGAGCCATCACCGGCGCCATATGTGGTACCGATCTTGGCGAACAGCGCGCTATAGGTCGTTCGAGAAATTGCCGCGCCGTTGCGCTTCATGAAGCCATCTGGCGGCGTGTCGCCGGCGAAGAATGCAACTTCGCCCACGCGGTCACCCAACAGGCTTACTGTGGCAACTTCCTCGAGCTTTCCACGGCCCGTGATCCAGTAGCTTGTGCCGCTGCTAGTCAGCTCTACCCACTCGTTGTACTTCAGGACCATCGTAGCCTTGTTGTTACCCAGCTCCTGCTGGATGTTTCCGCCTGGGTGAGTGATATTCACGTCCCCTGCGGCTTGGTTGCGGATCTGGTAAACAAGGCCATCGCCAATCGAGCTGCTTGACGGGAGGGTGGCGGTCGACCCGACCGCGGTCATATTTGTCCAGCGGCCGGCATTCGCTGCCGAAAGCGTAATGTTACCGCTGGCGCCGATGCCCACGCTGGTATAGCGACGGGTGTTGTACTCGATTTCGTTCTGCACCCACGCGCTGTTAGGTGCTTGGGTGGACTTGTCCCGAGCAGGGGGAGCCGCAACCTTTGCGCCATTGGCGAACGAAGGCATGCCCGTCGCCAGCTCAACCTGGAACGGTCGCAGGGCGCTCCAGCCGCCCTCTGGGTCGTTCAAAGCGGTCAGTAGCAGGTAAAGGGTAGTGCCGTCGTTGCGCCAGATGGTGCCGTACTTACGCCCTGAGTCGATGAGCCTCAGGCCGTTAGTCGATTCGACAGTCAGTGGGCCATTGAACTTGCCCTCTGGGAACGCGTTGGCCCCGAAATAGCAGTTCGTGCCGCCATTGACGATATCGGCTTGCATGCCTTGCGGCACCCACTGGCCAACCCCGGATGCGGTCTTGATGCGCACCCCGAAGTCGCCTGAGGTTCGGTTGTAAACCGTCCATTTGCTTTGGCCAAGCGGAACGATGACATCTACGTTGCCTGTCAGGGTACCGGTGAACCACAGCACGCCGGCGGCGGCCTCAGTGGCGGTCAGCGTTACGTTGTTCTTCCCGGAAATATCCTTGGTGGTGATGCCGTAGACCAGGGAGTTGATCAGGGCAGGGATACCCAAGGTCGCCTGGGCTGCGGCCTGGTTCACATCGTCCAGCAGAGTGAGTGCGAAGGGAGAAACGTTGGTTTCGCTCAGCACCTCTTTGAAGATGATCGGGTTACCGCCGACCGTTTGATAGCCGATCCACATCCGGCCAGTGCCATAGTCAGTGAAGACACCGGTATAGCCATCTTGGGCATCGCGCCGGCCCAGGATTTGCCACATGCCATAGGTGGGCATCACCCCTGTAACGCTGGTGGGAACCGTTACGCCCTTGGCTTTGGTGGCGGCAACATCAATGAACCCACTCCAACCAGCGGGCTTGGCCCACTCGGCCTCACTGGCGATAACCGTTTTCGGCGCCTTCGTCAGGCCAATGCCATAGTCACCAACCTTGAGCATGCGACCAGGGGTCGAGTCCAGGTCCCCCGACGTTTTGACCAGCGTGTCGGTGTCCCAGCACATCGACCACGTCGACCACACATCGTTGTAGCGCGAGCGGTTCCATGTCCGCCCGTTGCTGAACTCCTGGTACAGCTGGGTGGTGATCCCTGTGCCGCCGTTCTGGACAAACAGCGTGCCAGCCTTGGCAATTGGATAGTTCAGATCCAGGCTGGTCTGGGCATTCAGGGCCTGGCCGAAAGACCCCGAAGTGACATAGTTGTTGAGGTTGCTACCGGCAGGAATGGCGTTGGCCACGCCGGTGAGGCCTAGACCCACGGCGCCCAAGGCGTCAGTGATATCGCCGGTGGTCGCCATCTTCTGCCATGGTTTCCAGCTGCTGGTGCGCGCGCGGTAATAGACTGTGTTGGTATCACGATCCATCAGGTATTGGCCGTGAGCGGCCGTGTTTTGCGGGGCGGCAACATGAATGACCAGTGGGTAATTCAGATCGCAGGTTTTAGCCCCACTTGGCCATGTGCCAGGCGTCGTGCCCTTGGCGCCGAAGTAAAAGCCGCTCGCGAACAGGTTGTCGATGTTGGTGCCGTTGAGCGGTACGCCGCCTGAGCCGAGTCCGAAGTCACCGACCTTGAGCATTCGCCCTGCTGTCGCATCCCAAGCAGACTCAGTTTTCTCGAGGTTGCCCGTGGTCCAAGACTCAACCCAGGCGCTCCAGGTCAATAGCGAGGTGGTACCGTAGAAAATACGGTTCCAGACACGCGGTGCGGTTCCCTCAGTGGAGAAGAACGTCTGCGCAACACGGCCGCCGTTACCCGCTTTGTTGGCTCGCCCACTGACCAGCAGCACGCCGTAGTTGCCGCCATCGGGCCGATCGCCAGATACGGCGGGGTTTACGGCGTACCAGCCATTACCCAAACTTTGGTCGTTGATGTCAGTGATGTAGGGGAGCGAGACTGCCCCGAGGCCGTAGTCACCGACTTTGACGACTTCGGTCCAGGCACCCCAAGCGCCTGTGCTCCACAGCTTTTTCCGCACCCACAGATCAGCAGTGGTGTTGCCTGCTACCGAAGCGTACTGGACGACGTTGGTGTCGTAGGCCAGGACCAGCAGGAACGAGGGCTTATCCTGGAACGGGCTGTTCTTGTAGGGGCTGCTCAGGCGATAGAAGCCCGAGAGCACCGCATCGTTCGCATCGGTTACAGCCAGCTGGCCGCCCAGGCCAAAGTCACCAACCTTGAGCAGCCGACCGGCCGTGGTATCGGTGGCGCTCTCGGTCTTAGCCAAGGTGTCCGTATCCCAGCACATGGACCAGGCCGACCAGGTCTGGTTGTACCGCGACCGGTTCCACACCCTTCCTGTGTCGTATTCCTGGTAGAGCTGAGTAGTGATCGCTGTACCGCCGTTCTGGACGAATAGCGAGCCCGCCTTGGCGATCGGGTAGTTGAGCGAAAGGCTGGCCTGAGCATTCTGCGACTGCCCGTAGGAGCCCGAGGTAACGATTTTGTTGAGGTCAGTACCCCCTGCTATCGCGTTCGCGGCGCCAGTCAGTCCCAGCCCAACCAAAGCAAGGGCTGTGGTGATGTCTTCAGGCGTAGCAACTTTGACCCATGGTTTCCAGGCGCTGGACGCCCGACCACGGTAGTAGAACGTGTTCGAGTCCCGATCGATGAGCAGCTGGCTTTGCGAAGCGCTTGTGTTGGCAGCAGCATGAATGATGACCGGGCTATTCAGGTCGCACTTGGCTTGACCGCTGGGCCAGACGCCCGGGGTTGTACCTTTGACGCCGAAATAGAAACCGCTGGCGGCGATGTCATCGAGGCTGTTGGCACCCAGTGACACGGCTGCAACCGAGCCAATGCCGAAGTCCCCAACCTTGAGCATGCGCCCAACAGTGCTGTCATCTACGGACTCGGTTTTCTGGAGGTTGGCCCGGGTCCAGGACTCTGCCCAAGCGCTCCATGCAGTGTCAGGACCGGTACCGGTGTAAGTCCGGCTCCACATCCGCGGGACACCATCGGTTGCGAAGAACGTCTGAGCTACACGCCCGCCCGAGCCGGAGAAGTTATTCCGCCCACTCACCTGCAGCACACCAAAGCTCGCCGGCTTGTCGCCAACAGTGGCCGAAATCACGGCGTACCAGCCGTTGGCAAGCGACTGATCGTCAATGTTCTTGATGCCCGCCATGGTAGTGGCGCCGACGCCGAAGTCACCGACCTTCGAGAATTCAGCCCACGGGCCCCAGACGCCTGTAGCTCCAACCTTCTTGCGGATCCAAAGGTCTGCGGTGGGTGTGCCAGCCAACGAGGCATACTGCACCACACTGCTATTGAACACTTGGACTAGAAGCCAGACCGGGGCATTGGCGACTGGACTGTTTTTGTAGGTCCCATCGAGCCGATAGAATCCAGCGACAATCGCATCGTTCGCGTCAATTACCGACAGCTGCGCGCCTAGCCCATAGTCACCCACGCGCACCAGGCGCCCGGCAGTGGTATCAGTCGTACTCTGGGTTTTCTGGGCGTTCTGCCCGGTCCAGACTTCTACCCAGTCCGACCAAGACGACCCAGATGCCTTGTAAGCCCGTTTCCATTCACGCGGGTATCCCGCATCGGTTTCGATGAAGGTCTGGGTGATTCGAGCCGAGGTGCCTGCTTGGTTCTTGCGGCCCACGACCTGCAGGATGCCCCATGTATTTGGCTTGCTGCCCAGCGTCTGGCTGTTTACGCCATAGGTGCCATTGGGAAGCGTCACATCGTCTACGTCGTCCACGATGTTGTTGGCGGCCAGGTCGAGCGACCCAATACCGAAGTCGCCCACCTGCAGCATGCGGCCCAGCGTGCTGTCGCTGTTCTTGGAAGTCTTAACCAGGTTGCTGGATGACCACGATTCAGTCCACGCGGTCCAGACGCCATTGTTACTGGCCCGCTGGAACATGCGGGTTGAGCCTTGCGGCATGAACAGTTGTTGCGTCCACTTGCTGGCATTGGTCATAACGATGACCATGCCAGTCGAACCTGGCATCGGCGCATTGGTGGAACTGGCGGTTACCAGGTAGAAGCCGGTGGCCGTCAGCGTGTCCATGTCCAGCTGCAGGTCCACAAGGTCAGTGGTACCCAGCCCGAAGTCACCGACCCGCAATACCCTGCCGACCGTGCTGTCACGCGCGTTACTGGTGAGCGTTGCCTGCGCAGCGTTACCCAACTCCAGGGCTTCTCGAGCGGACTGGGGACTGGTCCCGATACTGAGCTGGTTGTCTGACGTGAACAGCTCGACCTGCGACCAGGAGTTGTTGTTCTTGCGGCGCAGCCAAGCGCGCTTGCTGGTGTGGCTGGTAACCAGCTGCGTGGCAAAGGCTGTGGTGTCACCCGTCATATGGATGACTTCGCCGGCCTCGCCGTCAACCGGACGTCCTGTGGTGGCGGTGCCCCACCCGTAGGTGCCGCTGGCGGTCAAGTTGTCGATGCTGGACGTGGCATTGAGCTTGGTGGCGCCGGCGCCGAACGAGCCTGGCACCAATAGAGCACCTGCCGTGGTTTCGTACAGGGTGGATTGGGTGCGGGCAGTGATCGCAGCGTGAACCAAGTTGGGGTTCATCCAGCGGTCTACGACCTTCGTGGCCTTGTCTTGAGCTTGGCCTAAGGTGGCGACGAACGACTGGTACTCGCCCTTGGTATAGGTATCTGCAACCGCAAACGTGCTGAAGGCCACCATTGTGACCAGCGCACCGGCCGCTACCCCGGTGGACAGGGTGTACGACTGACCGTCTGTAGCGGTGTATTTGTCCTTGGCGAGCTTGTCACCGTTGACGAATACCATTTCGCTGCCCGGGGTGTAGGCGCCGCTGAAAGTAGTCTGGTTGGCGGTGGCCACCGTGGGCCATTCGACGTAGAACTGACCGCCGCCCACGCCGCCGGCGAGCTGGAAGCGCGCGCCGTCATAGATCAGGTCGTAGATCGCACCAACGCGCAGGTCGCCTGGCGCCAGCACGGTCCCACCGGTCTTAACCACGGCCTTGGCGCCCAGGCCTGCGATGTTTGCCGAAACAGGGCCTGTGCTGGAGTAGGCCGCTTTAAAGCGAAACGCCTGACCGGTTTTGTACGCCGGCACCTTCACGTCGATCGGAGGCGTCAGTACCAGGGCATTGGCCGATCCAGTGACGGACATCCACATATCGGCCTGAGCATCGGGGAACAGAGCATGCTCAACGTACTGCGGGTGGGCATTACTGGCCGATTCGTGGGCGGCGAGTGCGGCGAGCGCGATCTGCTCAGCGGGGTCGACGGTGATATCCACGCTGCCCGCGGGAACGGATTCAAAGGCGATATCCGAGAACAAGACGGCGGGCACACCGTCGGTCTTGATGAACGCGGCTTCGCCTTCCTTGTTCGACCAGACGAAGGCCAGCACATTGCCGGCGTAGTATCCAATCTCGGTGACAGGCGTTTCGCCGCCAAGATCCTCCCGCCAAGCCGCCAGCATACGGATTTGGTACTGGGTAGGCCGAGCACCGCCCGCCAGGGTGATCCTGCTACCGACTGGCTTTTTCAGCGCCGTCTCAGTGCCCTTGGGGTCATACATCCCCATGCCGAACTGCACATGCGTCAGCTTGAGCGACATACCGCTGTTGCTGGCAGCGAAGGCAGCCTGTTTACCCCCCAGCGTCATCGCTGGATTGATCATTAACGGATCGTACATAGAACCCCCAGATACTTGATCTGGGAATGCTACGGGCGCAAAAAGGCCCTATTTTCCGGGGGTTTGCGCGCTTTTAGCGCCTTGCAAGCGCGGTTGAACCGGTGGCCCTGCAGGTGATGACCATCCGAGCGGGGGCGGCCACTTTGTAGCTGAATTTCAACGTTTTTGCTGTGCGAAGCTCAAGCACAAACCTGGCAGCGACAGCCGAGAGCGCCGCCCGCAAAATGCGCTCCGGAACCACTTTCGTTTCAATGTCGACCCGCAAGCGACTGGTGAGGAAGTAATCGGCCTTGTTGGCGCCAATGCTCGCGATTTCCTCCTCGCTGATTGCGTCGTCTGGGTACCTGCCTTTTATCGGGCACCAGAGCTGAGACACCGTATAGACTGGGCCGAACAGTGCATTCAGGTAGGCCTTGAGGAACGCCGTACCGCGCTGCGGGTTGTTGTAGCGCCAGGCATGGAACAGATGGCGGATTTCGTCCACGGTGGTGGTGCGCAATACGGCCAGGCCGTCGATCGAGATATACCGCTCGAGCAGTGAGGTATCGCCCAGCATAGGCATACCGTAGAGGTTGATGGCGTTCACGCTTGGGGCTACCCGCTGCTGGTACAAGCGCAGGAATAGCTGCTTGAACTCGGCCTCTACCTCATCGGCTTCGGCGCTCTTGATCAGGGGTGTGAGCTTCATCAGTCGGCCTCTTGCACGCTCAGGATCAGGCTGCCCGCCGTGATGTAGCGGAACTCCTCAGGCTTTTGCGCGGCGCCGGCGGTGTTGTTGCTGATCACCAGGTTACCCAGCCGCGGACTGAGCGCAGCCACTTTGTCGGTCAGCATTCGATACACGTCCTTCTCCAGCATCTTGGCCTCGCCGCGCTTGGCCCAGGCCGATTCCCGGCCGTATTCCTTGAGCATCAGCGTTCGGACTTCCTCTTTCACAGCCGCCTGGTCGTACACCGAGGTGATGAACATGGTCAGGGTGACCCCCACGACCTTTTCCACCACAGGCACACGCTGAATTCGGTAACTGTCATCGGCGCGGTGGATGTACTGCTGGATCTGGGCATGCAGGACATCATTGCTGGTGCCGTCCTTCAGGGCAGCGACGAACAACGTGTTCATGTTCGCTACCTTCGCGCCACGAATCTGCTCCTCGCGCCGCTCGTTCCAAATGCTCAGGAAGGTGATAGGAACGATCTTCTTGCGCACCAGAAAATCGAAGTTCGAGCCAAACACAGCACTCTCATCGTAAATCGCGGGGTAGGAGCAGATTTCGCGCATGGTGGCGATGTCCATAGGGTCTGCCCCCTGCTGCAGCACCTCCTCGAGCTCGAGAACGATTTTCGACTCAATGTTGCTGGTCATCAGCTCGTTGTATTCGAACGCGAAGCTCATGCCCACGCTCAGGCTCAAGCCGCCCTCAGTGTCATCCACCGAGACTGTCAGCACCTCGCCAATCTGCGGAACATAGCCAGCCGTGGCCATCCCGAACTGCAGGCTCAGGTCGCTGTATTCGTCCGACTTGATGTTGAACACCTTGTCGCCTGGCAGGATGTTGGCGAAATCATTGCTCCGCTCAAACCCCTCCACGCGCAGATCCGCGATATAGCCGATGTCCGGGTTGGTGACCGCCACTGTGTAGAACGATCGGACCGCATTCACCTGGTGCGTGAACTTTCGGGTTTTGACCTGCTTGGCTGTCAGGTAGCTAACGCCCCCGGCCAGCACAGTCGCGCCACCCGTAACGACCCAGAAACGCCCCTGAGCATCCATCAGGGTGCGGCCGGCTATCACGCGCATGGTCTGGTCAGTGCCGTTGGTAACCTTCAGCTTCCCGATGCAGGGCGTACCAAATGGCAGGATGCCCTTCACTGCCGCGTCCGCACGCACCGTAACGTCACGGGCCTTCGTCCACGGTTCGGCGCCCGTCACGTCCACTTGCTGGCTCAAATGAGCCAGTTGGGCGGCAATCGCCTGCAGGCCCTGCAAAATGAGAGGGTCACCAATCTGATAGCGGGCGGAAATCGTTGGGAACGCGGCAATTTCGTTAACCGCATCCTGCATAAAGTCGTCTTTAGTAACTGCCACGGGTGACCCCCTCCAAGTCCGACAGGCTCACAGCTGAACCATCGATGTCGATGTAGATGTATTTGCGATCGATGCCATTGCTCTCCGCGTACATGGTCACGACGCTGGCAGGGAGCGCAGCGAGCACTGGAATGTCAGCGCGCATCTTTGCCAGGAAGGCATCAGCGATGGGCGAGCTCAGGGGCTTTTGCAGCATTTCTTCCAGAGGGGCACCGTAAGACGAGCCCAGATAGGCATAGGGTTTGGTCTGCACCCAATGGGCGATCATTCGGAACAGCAAATCTACGTTGTAAGCAGCATTGGCCATGGGGCACCGGTCACAAACTATTGCCCGGATGATGACAAACAAAAACCGCCGGTTTGGCCGGCGGTTTCCATGGTTTGGGCTACATGCGCCCTATCGATTGGCCTCCCAGGCCGCCGGTAGCGGCGTGAGCAATGCCTCGCTCATCCATGTCCTGGCTTAGCCGCATGGGCACCTGGGGCGCCGCCGCAGGCTTGCTCGAGCCACCAAGCATAGGCTTGGTCACACTGGGCGCGCTTGGCACCTTGATCGAGCTGGCATCAGCCGCCGGCGCGCTGTAGGTGGGCAATGGCGGCATCTTCAGCGTAACCGGGGCGGCGGTGGCCACCTTAGGCACCAACGATGGCGTGGCGGTCGGCGCCAGCCCGGCCGACGCGGGCGCCGCCTGCATGGCGGGGATGGGCAGCATGCCCAGCAACCGAGGCTGTGTGGCCTGAGCCTGCCCATGAAGCAGGTTGCGCCCCGGTTGTCCTGCAGCCCCTTGAACTGGCGCCGCCGCCCGCGCGGCCTCGGCATCACTCTGAACCGAAGCCCGCGGCACTGCACCGGGCGCGCCGGCAGGAGGAGCTGCCAAGGGTTGCGCCTGCTGGGGACGTACCGCCGCCAGCGCTTTATCAGCGGCAAATGGCAGCGTGGCCAGCGAAACGCCCCCTGTAGCTGCTGTTGTGGCTTCACCTGGAGTGGGCGCCATCACCAGCGGCCCACGCCCAGGCAAGATGCCAGGCGTGCTGCCCGGGGCGCGCCCAGACCTGGCCAGCACCAGAGGACCTGCACCCATGGCCACCTTCTGACCGGTCACGCCCGGTACCGCCGTGCTGTGGCCCGTCACTCTGGCCATTGTGTCGGTGATAGCACCTGCAGCGGCAGCCGGCGGCGCTACCTGAACCTGATCCGCGCGGCGCGTGGGCGTTAGGTCCCCGGCTTTGGACTGCACCAGGTACTTGTCGTACTTGCTTTTGACATCCTCCAGGCCGTTGGTACCGCCATTGGTCAAAACCCTGGCTTGCGTAACGTTCCCCCTGATGGCAGCCGCGTTGGCGCCGGAATCCTTCCAGTACTGAACCGCGATTTGTGCCGAGTACTTCGGATCGCTGGCCAGCTCCGGGTTGTTCACCAGGTCAACGCCCAGCTTCTTGCCCATGGCCTCGTATTGGTGCTTGCCTGTCAGCTGGATTGCCCCACGGCCCCGATACTTGAACCCGTCGCCGGCCTCGGTGTTACCCATGCGCCCGCCGTAGACACGATTGGCGATCGCCTCCGGATTGCCGGCGTCCGCCCGGGCCTGCTCAATGCTCGAGTAGTACTTCGGGAAAACCTGCTGCAGCCGCTTGGCGCTGTAGTTCAGGTTCTCCTCACTGCGCGTGAACCCTTGCGACTCATGGTCCACGTTGGCCATAAGCGCGGCCTTGGATTTGGCGTCCGTGATGCCACCCGCGTCCATAGCCCGAATGAGCTCGTCTTTGCGTGCGTCGGACCCGCCCGTGTAACGCCCATTGGTGACCTGACGCAGCACATTCTGGCCAGCGTCTTTGATGCTTGTGGCGCGGTCTGTAACTGCCTGCCTGGCATTGGCGTACTTGTCGGCCGCTGTATCTCGAACTGCTGCAATCTTGTCGGTGGCCACCGTCAATCGCAGCTTGGCCCAGTCCGCAATGCCTGTCAGCGCCGACGCGCCTGCGGCTACCAGCCCGTCCCACTTCGCTCGCACGTAATCCAGGGCGTTGGCGACTTGGTCTGTAGCGTTCTTCGCAAGGCCCAGGAAGGCACCTGAGACGCCATCAACCATTGCATGCAGGTCAACGGTAGAAAGCCATTTGCCGACTGTCTCACCTAGCTGTTCACCCAGGATTCCGCCAGCGATGGCCCCAGCTGGCCCGCCGAACATCCCCAGCACGCCGCCTAGTGCACCACCAGCAACGCTGCCATATGTCCCGAACCGCTGGGTGCGGGCCTGCTGGCGCTGTTCCGGAGTGGCGCCCGGGTCTTCCTTGGCCATGGCCGTCGTGGCAATGGCCCCCAGTCCCAGCAAGGCACCGATGTATGGGATACGCTTGGCCAGGCCTCCAACTGCGCCCAGCGCGCCGCGTGTCGCACGAGAAAGCCGCCCGGCCTGACGTGCGGGCGCCTGAATGCTTTTAGTGCTATTGGTGCTTTTAGCGCCTTTATGTTGGCCTCTTACTTTGCTCCTGTGCTCAGCTGCTGTTGGCCCAGGTGTAGCAACCTCTGATCGCAGAACAGAACTGGTACGTTCGCGGCCAATGTAACGAAGCGTTTTGGTGTCTTTGGTGCTTACAGTGCTGGATTTGGTAGACCGCGCATGAGGAGGGGCCCCGGGCTTTTCCGTAGCGTTGCGCCGAGCCGTGGCCTTCTCTGCCAGGGCGTCGGCCGTCCTTGCCTGCCGCGACCGCCCCACCGGCTTCTGACGGCCTGTGCGTGGCTGGGCATGGCCACCTCGTCCCGGTCGGCCATTGCGGCCGGCACGCCCTCTGCGTCCTAGTAACCCGCCAGCGGCCCGCGCCAGCCCGCCCATAGCCGCCAACCCGCGCGTTATACCCAGCACCCTGGCCAGGGCCTTGATCGGCGCCAGGAGCATGCCCAGCATTGCTGCCAGCCCCGTGAGGAGGATGCCAAGCCGTGAATCGCTTTTCTTGTCGCGCAGCGCGCCCCAGATACGCCGGTACCAGAGAACGTCGGTGCGGTGGCGCTTCTCCGCTGGCGACGAACGCTTGAAGCTGAAAAGCCCCGTCAATGGCTTGAAGATACCGAGCACCGGCGAGACAACCGCACTCACCTCTTTTACGGCCTGGACGCTTGGGTCGATGCTATCGGCGCCGTCGGCAATGCCCCGAGCTGCGTTTTTCAGAGACTCTGAGGCGGCTGCCAATGCTTCCCCGGACTTGGCCTGGATACCGCCGTCGTGAGCACTTGCAGGCTCCCTGCCCGCTTGACCTGATCCGAATCTGCCGTTGGCTTGACGCTTCTGCTCCCGGGGCTGGCGCCCATCAGCTGGCGCTTCCCGTTCGCGTCGACGACGTTCACGCTCAGTCGCCTCGATGATAGCTACCTGCGGATCAGCGATGACCGGCTGCACCATGGGCGGCAAGTTGGTCCTACCGGCAGAAGCACTGGGCGGCGCTGATGCGGGGGCGCTGTCTTTAGGCTGAGCAGGCACAAAGGCCCTGGCAGGCGATGACACAGGTGGAGGCGGCGCGTTCACGCCTGGCAGTGCGTGCTGATCGATCTGTAGCTGGACCGCTACCGCTGGCCCGTCTGCAGCTGTCTGGGTGGCTTGGCCAGGGGCGTCATGCTGTCCACCTCGGTCTTCACCTGCAGGCTCTGCTGGTGCAGCGTGCAGCGGTGACTTGTCCTGCTCCTGGGCTCGATCGGCCACGACATGGGCTGTTGCAACGCCAGGGGTAGGCGCCACCGATAACTGGCTGATGCCATCAGCGATTCGCGCCAGCTGGTCGACCGTCTCCTGCGTGTCGCCGTGGATGGCGCGCAGGATGTCAATCTGGCGCCCTTCCTTGTCCATGTCGTCATCGGTCTTCGGCCCTACCAGAAAGCCCGATTGGTCGTACTGGTCTCGGCTAAGTAGTTTTTCCATCAGCGGCGCCATCCCAAAGCTTGGGCGACCAGGGCCTGGCCTTTGGCAAGGATGCCAACCGTCTTGTCGTCCTCAGCGGGCGCAGGTTCGTCGGCGGGCAAGACAGCCGCCATGAAGCGATCGGCGCTGTCGAGCATCTGCGCAGCACGCGACGGCATGTAGGAGGAGCCACGCGCCAGCTGATCCGGCGTCACGCTGTCCAGCATGCTGCTATCCATGCCATGCGCCCGCATCTTCTCCTCAAGCCGTGCACAGCGATCTACCAACTCCTCGTTCACCTGGCACTGGTGCAGATAGGATTCGCTAATGGCGTGTGCATGCTCCTCGCTTTGCGCCACGCGCGTATCGCTTTCGGCCAGGGACTGGCTGACGCTGTCCATCATGTCCGCATAGTCTTGAGCGAATCCGCCAGTCGCCAAGGCACCCGGCTCTGCGCTGTCGAGCATGGTGTCGTAACCACGATTGGTGTCGTAGTTGGGGCTGCGCACGAAGTCCATGCCGTAGTACCGGATGGGGGTGCGCTTGCCGTTCACCTCAGGAGCATGGAATACAGAGCTGAACCCCCAGTTGCCGCTTTTGAACAGGCGAGCGGCAACGCGGCCTGGGCCGGAGTCCATGAACTCTTGCTGATGCTGGACTGTGCCGTCGGGGAGGCACTTGAGATAAACGGTCTTGCAGGCCGGCTCCAGTACCACCGTTCTGCCGCCCTCAATCACCGTCTCAGGGACAGCCAGGCCGTACTTTTCGCGGAACCCGTGCCCCACGTATCCATTGAAATCGCCCTTGCGCACGGCCTCTTGCGTGGCTGGGCTGTTGATCAGGCTCATGGTGGCGCCGATATCGACATCACGATGCTGGCCGGTGTAGTCGCGGCCGCGCTCGTTCAGGTTGTAGCTGATGATGGGGGTACGATATGCCATTACGCGGCCTCCTCGTCGTCGTTTTCATTGGTCAGTGCCCGCTCAGGCTCTAACGGCTCGATGGGCTGCCCGTTTGCGTCCATGAACTGCCCGCCACCCATATCTGGCTGGGGAGGTTTGGCGTTCTTGAGGCCCTTGGCCACAGCCTTGACCTGCTCCTGGTCAAGCTCAGCCATCAGCAGAAGCTGCTCATTGGTCGCCTGGTCGGTGCCCAGGTCCCGCATACCGACCAGCACCTGCACCAGGATGGCCACGGTGTTCATCGCCCGCTCCCGGCTGGCCTGTTTCTCGGCCTCAAGGGCAGCAATGGAGCCGTAGAAGTTGACGTTGTAGGGGCGCTCGCTGTCGTCCCAGCACCAGCCATACTTGGCCAGCATGTCGCGGTCGATGATGTCGTTGACATAGGCCATGTAGGCCGTGCGGATGATCCTGGAGCGCTCTGCAGCTTGGCTGCTGGTGCGGTTGAACCCGCCCTCACCCAACCCGCCGGTCAGTTGGTCGGCAAAGCCCACCATGGACAGGTCGATACCACCGGTACCGGCCAGCTTGCGGGCGCAAAACATCACGTCCTCGATGTTGGCGCCGGCGCCGGAGCTCGCGCCCTGGAAGCTGGATATCTGGCTGAGCTGCTTTTCGTTGAAGGTCGGCATGATGTGGAAATTGCGGGACGTGGCGTATACGCCTGTCTTCACCGCCTGCTCAGCCCGGTCCTTCATGGACTTGAGCATTTTTTCCAGCGACCGCATGAAGCTTTCTTGCTGCTCCAGGGTCATGTCCGACATGTTGGCGCCGATCATCGTCTCATCGATCGAGCCGGCGATGCGCTGCCCGATCATCCCGCGCAGGGCGGCGATCAGGTTGTCATAGTCCTCCTCCATGGCCTCGAGGAACGAACCGCCCACCAGGTCCGGCAGCGGCCGCAGGTCATCGATCTTGTCGGACTCAAGGTCCATCTTCTGGGCGTTCTCGACGGCCCGCATTTGCGGCAAGAACACCATGCGCGGCATCTTCATGCGCACAACCTGCAGGTGGCTGAACCGCGACTGCAGCTTGGGGCCCAAGCTCACGACATACCCCACAGTGCGGCCAGCCTCCACGTATGGCTGCACCAGGGGCGAGAACATGCTTTCTGTGTCGATCTGGACCACACCCACCTTGGGCACCGTCCGAATGCGGGCGTAGGCATCACCAAAGGCGGCTGCACTGAAACACGTACCGTGCGCGCTCTTGTTGAGCATGGCTGTGATACGAGACAGATCGGCCACGATCTTGGCGTCAGCTGGGCTGATATTCGCCTTCGGCTCGATGAAGATGGTTTCGCCTGTGGTTTCGTGCCCACCCAGCGCCATCTGGACGTGTAAGCGCAGGATGGTGCTGATTAGGCCGTCCTGCACCATGTAGTGCCATTTGGTGTAAATCTCCGATCGGGAGCGGGCTGGACGGGAGCCATTGCCCATCAGCATTTCGATGCCGACATAGTCCGCGTCGAACGTGGAGGTGCCCGCCATCTTCGTCGCGGTCACGTCCACCTCTGCCAACATGAGTTTGGTAGCCGCCTTGGTGGCGGCGCCCAGCTTGCTCAGCAGGGTCTTTTTCGGTTTCTGTTCGTCTGCCATGTCAGTGGATACGCAGGAGGCCTATTTGGCGACCAGCGTAACGGTGCAAAACGCCCCGAAATCCGGGGGCTTTGCACCCCTCAGAGGCTCACACGCCTGCAGGTGGCCAGGCGCTCAATCGAGCTCTGCCGTAGGCGCTTCATCGGGTCGGGGGTTGAGCAGGTACTTGCGGGTGTAGGGCGGGATGTTTATCTCGCCTGTCACGTCCACGATCTGGTAATTGACGATGACGCCCCCGCCCACCAGGACTGCCACAAGCATGTCCTTGACCGGCTGCACATACCCTTCTGAGCCTGGTTCGTGCTCAGGCTCGATGGAGGCCTCTAGCACCTGGTCTTCGTAGTTCAAGCGCCGGCCATCATCCGACGTATTGCCCAGCTGCGCTGCGAAGCCCTGGGCAAAGTTAATGCGCGCATCGGCGGCCTGCACCCAGGTGTAATTCACTTCGTCTTCAGACGACAGCATGCCTGCGCCGCCCAATAGCGGCGATCCGTCGAATGCCTGTCCATCGTCCTCTCGATCGACGCGCTTGGAGAACAGCACGCAGTCCAAGGAATTGGGATGGCGCCGCACCCGCTGGCGGTCGGCGCGGTTCACTGCAGTTGCAACGTTGTTCAGCATGATTCAGCCCTGTGCCTTGTCTGCGGCGGCAATAGCGGCCAATGCGGCTTCTCGGCTGTAGCCCAGGCCCATCAGCACTTTGATTTTCTTGTCCTCGCTCACCGGCTTGTTCACTTTGGCGGCGTGGGTCTTGCGTAGCGACTCGCTGGCGGCCTTGATCCGGGCTGCAGCTTTGGCTTTTGCCGACGGCGTGCCGTTGCGCATTTCACGCCGCTCGCCCGAGGTGGACAGCTTCCGGTCGCGACTGCGAACGCCCTTGGCCTTTTCGACAAAGGCATGCTGATCGGCAACGCTCACTATCTGGCGCTGGTTACTGAGCAGCTTGCGGCCGTTCTCGATCATGCGCGTGGCGAAGTTGTGGAAGGTCGGCCCATGGCTGATCGTCTGCATTACGCGCAGGACGTGCTTACAGCCCACCCCGTACATGGTGGGGTTGCGGATCTTGGGAAAGCCGTCTTCAGCTCGGCCAAAGTTGAAGTTGCCAATGGTGGCGATGTAGCGATACCAGAACGTGTGTCGGCCGCAGTCGCAGTCGAACTTGATCTTGCTGCGCATCATCGCTTTGGCGGCGTTGCGGCTGCTGTCACCGTCCGCCAGGGCGCTGTCATAGCCCAGGAACTGGACCATGACGTGGTGACGTACTGCCCCGTAGTTCGGGCCGGCATTGGTCTGGAAGTGCACCACGCCAGCCCGGTTCGAGACGGGTACCGCAAAGTGGATTTCTTTCTCGGCGCGGCGCCGGTCCTGCGGGCGGGACAGGTCGATGACCTGCCGGGGCAGAATGCCGCCGTGCATCCCTTTCCCGTTCTTCTGGAGGCCGTGCCGGCGCTGCACGTCCTTTACTGCAGCTTTGAAGGCGGCGATATCGTCCAGGGTCAGCAGCCGCGGACTGCCATCAATGGTGGTGAACAGCCGGCGCTCTGGGTCATACAGCCCCGACATGTCGTCAGCTGTCAGAATCTCGGCCTGGTCACCCAGTCGGCGGTTCAGGTCGTAGTCGAATTTGCCTCGAGCCTGCTTGCCGGCGCTGTTCGCGCTCTGGATGAATTCAAGCTTCGGGTCTTTCTTGTCCTGGGCAGCCATTACCGCACCGTCCGCACTTTGGTGACCAGGCCGGCCTGCTGCTTGAGCAGATGCAGGTGCTCAATGGTGGGCAACACCAGGTCCTGCTCCTTGAGCTCGGAGTCGACGTTGGGCAGGCCTGCAGCGGCCATGATGGTCAGCACCTCGGAGGCGTCGTTGTAGACCCGCCTGGCCACGCGCGAGAGGTCCCAGCGGTCGCTGGGCAAAGTACGCACTACCTGGCGCCGGGGTGAGTAGGTCGGCTCCTGCTGGCAGAATTTGCGCACTTCTTTGTAGAACCTAGATATCTCAATCACTACAACCCCCGGCAACATCATTGACCGGGGGATTGTCACCGCACCTGCAGGGCAGATTCGGGCCAGGTTTGCGCCGTGTGAGGTGTTACGCCACCTCAGGAGGGGTCGGGTCGGCCCACTTGTCAGCGACGTTACGGTGCACCATGCACAGCACTGGGCCCTCTACGCCTTCTTCTTCCACCAGGTGGTATTCCGGCAGGGTGTTATCTTCGATTATCTCGCGCAGCATGCGGCAGAACTCCTTGAACTTTGAGGTGCTGCCACTTCGCGTGTAGATCGTTTTGAAGCCCCAACGCGCATTCGTCTTGCCGGCGGCTTTTCGCGCCAGCCTGTATAGGAAGCGCTCAATGCCCGACTCCATGAGGAAGTAGTCCGGGTGCAGGGTGAGCACATCAGGCTTCGCCCCGCTGGTGATTTCTTCATAAACCCTGTTGGCCAGCCGGTACTCCACGTACTCGACCTTCTTCGTGCGGGCGTTACTGATGACCCGGGTCCCATGAATCAGGTTGTCACCGCTGTTGATGAGCTTGGATTCGCCGTTCCGGTTGATGGTGCGCTCGATAGCCACATGCGTGGTGCTGAGCCGGTTGAGCGCTTCCACAACGAAGTCCTTCTGGTTACCGCCGTTGTCCTTGCGGCAGAACTTCAACACCTCGGAGATATGCGGGCGGAATGTCTGCGGGGGGATTTCATCAGTCAAACCGTCTGCAAACTTGTTCATCGCCTCGGTCAGATGCGATATCGCCATCAACACCAGGTCGTAGTCCCAGACTGAGGCCATCCCATAAGGGCCAGAGGTGACCTGCACAAAGCCGTCCGGGAGCTCATATCGCATCACCTGGTTGGCGCGCTTGTCGCGTTTGGAAAGACGATAGACAGCCACGTCCAAGACGCCCCGTTCATCCTTAGCGCCCACGTCGTACAGCATGGGGGCGAAGAAGTCCGGCTGATCTGCCCCTTGGGGCTTCTTGCGTTTGACGGGCGGCTTGACCGTTACAGACTTTGGCTCAGGGGCCGTCGGCTTAGACGCCCGCTTTTTCTGTGCCGGCTCCAGGCCTTCGAGCAGATCACCCTGCGAAGCCTTCACGCGCTTCCTACTCGCCTGCTTTTCCTGTAACGCCTTCACCCGCTGCGCCCGGGGGTTAGCTTCAGTGGTGGCTGACATATGCAATCTCGGTTTCTGGCTGTGTCAGGGATGATAGATGCTCGTATTGGCACAGGAAAGGCGCAGGTGATGTAGTGGCGGGTGTGTAAATTACGGAATGGCAGCTTGCTCATTTGAGCAAACCCAGCAATTACGGGGCCTCTGCAGGTATCACAGGTCACAAATAGTGGCCACAACACCCCGTAATCCGTAATTTACCCACCCATATCGAGCAAACCGGGCTGTAGCGCCGTAATTTACCCACCCGGGGCAGTAATTTACCCACCCAGCTGTTCCTTATACACATTTCCACGCC